CTTGAAGGTTGGGTAGAGTGTCGCCAATACCGTTAAACAAAGCCTTGGACATCCTGCTCAATGAGAGTGAAGCTCCGGAGGACATGAACTGGGGTGATGCAGGTTTGACAAAATATAGTTTGGGGACTGTGCACGTCAACTTTACCAAGATAGGTTTTGATATTGAGATAGAGGCAGCGGTGGCAGTAGGCGATGGGAACAGTACTGAAGTTGTCACCTCGAGTGGACACACAATCAAGCCGGGCAAACATTATAACTTGTATTCTTCGCCTTCGGAAATTTTGCCCCACGCACGTAAAGAGTTGAGAGACTTAAAAAGACGGCTTTTTGCAAAAGGCATACAGGAGAACGAAACTGATTGGAGGAACAAGTATATTGCGGCAGAGGAGCAGGCAGAAAGGACGTTTGAACATATCTTATCTCATTTGTAGAAAGTTTTGAGGGCAATATGCATGTGACAATCCTGATGCCCGCATATAACCGGGCAAACTTTATCTCCGAAGCAATCAAATCGGTCTTTGACCAGACGTATAAGGATTGGGATATCCTTGTTGTTGATGACGGGTCGACAGACGGTACGGCGGATAAGGTGATAGAGTGGATGTCGGATCAACCTATCACTCTTATTAAAACCAAGCACGGAGGTTGCGCACATGCAACCAAGATAGGGCTTGAGAAAGCGAAAGGCCCTATTATTACTGTTCTCGATTCCGATGACCGGCTTTTGCCCCTTTCGTTAGCTGTAGTCGTCCCACATTTTAAGACCAACCCAAAACTAGGGTATCTGTGGACGCAGTTCGTGAAATCAAACGGAGGGGCAGGATGGAGTAAGGGACTGCCAAAAGGGAAAAATTTGAGGCAAGCTTTGGAAAATGGTTGGTGGAGCGCCAGCCACCAGCGGTTTTTACGGAAGGACGCTTATCTTAAAACCAAAGGGCTTGATGCCGCATACCCGTGCGCAGTTGACCTTCAGCTTGTTCTGCTTTTAGCAAACACCGACTGTGAAACAAAACATGTTTCTGTGCCAACCTATTGGTATAGATTTCATCCTAAAATGATGACAAGGGTGGACAAAAGTTTGCAAAGGGACTGCGCTAAACAACTTATTGAGATGTCAAAAAATAAAGTGTTTGAAGTCGGTCAAGTTTAATGCCCTGCCCGGTATAATGAAGCTTAGAAAGGGTTTAGTATGAGAATACGGAGTTACGCCAGAGTGGGGGGGCCGGATAGAGAGTTTGCTGTAGAGACTGAACAAGGATGGTTAACATATATTAACGTCGGGCAATCGGCTTATGATGAGTTTGTTGAGGACCTTCGTAGGCGTCCTAACGATCACGATTATGCTCTGTGGAGATTGGTAGGAAAAAATAATGCGGAACTAAAGACTAAGCCGGAATTTTCATCCCCTCCACCTCCTCCTGCCAAAGATGAGTATTCGGTATCAGCTACAGGAGATGTGGTGGTTGGAGACATAATCAAATTTAATGAATCTGTGTTTGTTTGGAGTTTTAAGAAAGCTAAGTATAAGGGCGAAAGGACGGTCGAGGCGGAGGTTGTTAAGGATTCTTATGGGGCTAAAACTCAGCAGCATACGTTCACATTAAAGATAATCTCAGCCCAAGGGATTGATGCATACACGCTTCCACCAGGCAAGCTGACGACCCGCAAGGGTCGAAATTTGTATAAGAAAGGCGTGAATCGCAAGCCCTGGCCAGACGAGTCGAAACGGGAAACGGTGGCTGATGAGAAACATCTTAGAGGTAAAGAGGCGAGAGATAAGCGACAGAGGCGGTTGTTTGGAGAAGAGTGAGAGGGTAAGTTTAATGCATGTGTTCGTGCTTAACACCGGTAGGTGCGGGTCAGTTACGTTTTATAAAGCCTGCAGCCACATTACCAATTTTACCTGTGGTCATGAAACTAAAACGTCTTTAACCGGGCGTGACCGTTTGAGGTACAGTGATAATCATATTGAGGTGGATAATCGCCTGTCTTGGCTATTGGGTAGGTTGGACGGGGAGTTTGGCGACACGGCGTTTTATGTGCATTTGTTCAGGGACGCAGATGCTGTCGCACGGAGTTATTCTAAACGAGCCGTTTCAGGTATAGCCTTTGCTCATGGGATTATGAGGGCACATGCGGAAGTGCTGTTGTATGTTAATCCCCTTATGCATCCAATGGAGCTGGCCCGTGACATGGTAAATACTGTCAGGTCAAACATACAGATGTTCTTGAAAGACAAGACCCACAAAATGAATTTTAAACTGGAGAATTATAAAGAGGATTTCCCAAAATTTTGGGCGGCTATAAACGCCCAGGGGGATTATCAGGCGGCACTTGATGAGTTTTTGGTCCGTCATAATGCCAGCCCCGAGGTTCAATGACGTGCATGTAACTGTGCTAATACCCGCATATAATCGAGCCAAGTACATTAAACATGCGGTTAAATCCGTATGTTATCAGACGTATAAAGACTGGGATTTGCTTGTGGTGGATGATGGGTCTACGGATGATACGGAACTCGAAGCCGTGAAAGCGGCAGAGGGTCATGCGATTACTGTAGTTAGCATTGAGCACGGTGGTTGTGCTAAGGCTACCCGTGTAGGTATCGAGCATGCCAGTGGCCCGCTTATCTCTATATTAGATTCGGATGACACACTGTTTGCCGAGGCTTTGGAGACGGTGGTGCCTCCGTTTGAGGCCGATGAGAACCTCGCATATTTGTGGACAAACCTTATTAAATCTACAGGGGAACTGGGTCCAGGTCAGTCTCTACCCGAGGGCAAAACTTTATACGAGGCTCTTAAAGGCGGCTGGTGGGCGTGTTCAGCCCAACGGGTGTTTAGGAAGTCTTTTTATTTAAAGACATCTGGAATAGACATAACGATACCCAAAGCCGTGGATTTGCAGTTGGCTTTTCTGATGTCGATATCTGGAGGCAAGTCCCTGCATATTCCAAAAGTAACATACTGGTATCGTCAGCATGATGGCCAGATGAGCATTGATCTTAATAAAGAGCAATACGCTTGTGATAAAAAGTTGAGGAGAAAGTTTTGAACGTTCTTGTGGCTATGGACGATGGTATGGGTAATGGTCTTATGACTACGCCCATGATTCAGATCGTTCATGCTAACGGGCATACTGTAGACGTTGTTTGTAGTTATGTCAGATGTCAGGAGATAGCCTTTAAGCATTGGGACTGCGTTAAAAATGTTTTTGATGTAAATCAGATGCGGTCGAAAATGGTTTATGATGCGGCTCTTTGGAGCTGGAATTTAAAAAACCTCAGGTCTGTTGTTAAAGCTAAACTCCACTACATGTTCTCAGTTCCAGGTAAAGATTCAGATGATTGGATAAAGAGGTTTAAAAAACATGAGGTTTTATACAACGTTGACCAGGCTTTGAAAATAGGCTGTAAATTTGATGAGGTGCCGAAACTCAGGGTGTACAGTAATCCCGTGGAAGTGAATCTGAAGAAGGTGGCTATTGGTATAGGGTATTTGAAAAGTAAGCCTCATTGGAAGGTTAAGTGGATAGCCAAACATTGGGGCAATGATAACTTCCGCAATTTGTGCGATAAACTTTTGGCCGCTGGATTAATCCCTGTGGTGGTGGGGGATGCAAAGGATTATGATGATGACGGTCACCATATAATGTTACCAGGGATGCAAACGGTTTGTGGCAGGCCTCTCCAGCAAGTGGTGGATGAAATAGCAAAATGTTCCCTATACGTGGGTAATGATACGGGTCTTATGCACGTGGCGGCTGCGTTGGGAAAGCCATGTGTTGCCAGCTTTCAGATGGGTTCGATGCTGAAGAATCATCCGTGGGAAGTTCCTTGGATAGGTTTTCAAACAAAGCCGAATGTTGACCAGATGTTCAAAGCCGTTATGCAGTTGAGAGGTGAAAAATGAAATACGCTGTCGGTATCCCGACCTGTGATCGACCGAAAGAACTGAAGCGAGTTGTCGAGGCTTTTCTGGGACAAACAGTGTCTCCCAGTATGATAGTGATTGTGAATAACAATTCCAATAATTTTGGTGTTTGGCATGATGCCGATTTTTGCACGGCACTGGCCACTAAGAAGGGTATTTTGGTGGCTCGTAATAATTATCCTACACTAGGTCCCGAACAGGCACATCAGACGTGCCTTGATTATTGGATTAACAAAAACTTAGATATCGCCGTCAGATGGGACGACGACTTGGTTCCGGCCACATCCTGTATGGAAAACCTGTTATCCCACTTTGGCGACCCCAACATTAACTGCGTCGGCGGTTGTTACCCAAGAGAAGGTAAGCCGGTGTGGGAGGGTGGACCTTTAGGCGGACTACCTTCACCGGATGGTAACCCTAATCATGTGCAGTTCTTTGAGTGGGGGCAGGCCACGCTACCTCTTCCAGTTAAGAGCCTCTATAGCGGATTTGCTTACAGGGTTAAGAAGATGGTTGAGGTGGGCGGCTTTTGCACTGAGTATTCTAGGATGGGTTTCCGTGGGGAGACTGATGCCACACTCAGGTTGGGTGGTTGCCTGGTTGAACCCAAAGCCATAGCACTACACTTGCTGGCAAAAGGTGGAATCCGAGCTTTTGGCACAGACGAACTTCAGAGGTTGGACACAAAGCTTTTTGAGCATAGAATGAAGGACTTGGGTATAGTTGTAGGAGAAAAGCACGTATGAGTGACGGGGCTTTGTTTTTACGTAATTTGATAGATGCGGTTAAGTCTGGGCAGGCGGAGCCGGCGGCGACGGTAGAATATTTTGAGTTTGACGGCAGAAGGGGAGAATGGGTTCTGGCACGAAAGAGCAAATGAGCAGAATCGTAATAGTCGTTGACACGTCGCTGGATGAAAGATGGGGAGGTGTCCCCATGCATGCCAGCCATTTGATGACGGCTTTCCCTGATGCCACCCTGGTCACCAGCAGACGTATGGGTTGTGAAGGCATTAAGAACCTTAAAGATCGGGCTGAGGCTTTAGGCTCAACTGCCGTAAAACGTGGATTGGTGAATGCGGATGATATCATTATCGCCGATGGGTTTTGGGGCATGGGCTTTCCTAACCAGAGAAACGTGGTAATTGTGGTTCACGGCCTGTTGGAGAGCAGCTATCATGGTCATCCGCTATCAAAGCTTCAGATTGAATGCATCAAGTCCTGCAAACATTTAGTAGCTGTCGGCCCACTTCCGGCTTTTGAGGTGACGGAACAGTGTGGGTGTTCTGTTGATGCTGTGATATTGAACTCTGTCGATGTTGATTTGTTTAAGCCGTCAGATGCCATTAACCCTAAAACCGTTGCGGTGTCTTGGAAAGGTGAGGACGATGACGGGATTAAGAATCAATTAGCAGATAGGCTACCGGGCTTTGAGTTCAATTTGGTTAAAGGGGCTTGGCCTGATGACATAGCGGGTGCTCTTAAACGAAGTGGAGTACTTGTTCATCTGTCGAAATACGAAGGCAACAGTTATGCCGTGCTTGAGGCTATGGCATGTGGCTTACCTATTGTCGGTACTCCTGTGGGTCTTCTATGGCGGTCAGGGGGCGAGTTTGGACCAAGTGTTCTTAAATCAGCATCAATGGACGATGTCGTAAATGCCGTGTTGGTGGCTTTGGAGCATCGTGATAAGTTTGGCAAATATAACCGAATGTGGGTCGAAGCTAACGCAACGCTGCCGATGTTTATTGCTAACTGGCAGAAATACCTAGGGAGCATAGTTTGAAGATTTTGCATTTGGCTTATGCCGCAGCTACAACGCCCCCTGTGGATTATGGGGGAACGGAACGCCTGCTTTATCCTACGCTTAAAGGGCAGGTTGAGCGTGGGCATCAGGTCTGGCTACACAGCCACCCGAATTCCAAGATTCCTGGAGTGGTGACAGTCGGCTGTGATGTTGATTCAGCCACCCAAGTTCAGCAGGCGATAGACGTTGTGAAGTCTTTAAAACCGGACATTATCCATGACCATACCCAATGGAACGGGTTGGGTTTTGATAACACGGGTGTGCGGGTAGTGAGAACCTTTCATGGAGATCCTCATTTAAAATATAGAAGCAGGTATGGTGTAAGGAAGGATATCATCCCCACATTTCTTTCAGCCGGCTTTGCCAAGTTTTATGGTATGCCCGATGCCATAATAACCCGAATGCCTTTTACGTTAAACCCTATGGCGGGTTGCCCGTTTAACCCTGATGGCAGGGCAAGTCATTTACTTTTCGTAGGCTCAATAGCGGATTTTAAGGGGGCGCATATAGCTATACGGTGGGCTGAGATGATGGACAGAAAGCTAACTATGATGGGGCCGTGCCCACATAATCAATCTCAATTCTTTAAAGACCAGATACAGCCGTCAATAGCATCCAAGCATGTGACTTATATGGGTTCGGTTAAAGATGATGTTAAATGGAAAGCCCTCTGCGAGGCTCATGCTTTGCTGGTTCCGTCGATTTGTGAGGAGGGGCTTTCGATAGTTGTGGCGGAAGCCATGCTTGCTGGCTGCCCCGTTCTCGGGCATCCGGTTGGTGGCATACCCGAAACTCTCGGGGACTGGGGCGGACGTGCCACCTATAACCTGACAGAGGTGGTAAAGTTCGATGAGTGGTTAAAGAGCAGATACAAGCCAGAGATGGCAAGGCAACGGGTTATGGATTTGTTTGATGTAAATACTTGTTTAAATAGAATAGAGGAGGTTTATCGTGGCTAAGCTTGCGGGTGTGGCGGGAGATGCCTATCCAGTTCGGAATTGGCGTGTTGGCGACCTGCCTGACGGCAGGACGATGCCCACTCTATGGGGTCAGCCGATAGAGCAGATACTTAGTGCTTTACCAGCATCGGTGGATTTAGCGATACTCCGTAAGGAACTGTCTGTACTCATGTATCACGGAGTCGCATCTAAGTCTCCAAAAGGATGGGATATATCGTGGGAGATGTTTGTGCGTCAAATGGCATATGTGTCTCGGAGAGTTGAGGACAAAAGCATAGCATGTTTGACGCCAGAGGAACTTTTAAGGAGAAACGAATGAGCGAATTGGGAGAAAAATTGGTGCCTAAAGGTATTACGATGTTGGTTGACGGATGTTGGAATTGTATTCATCGCAATCAGTTTCATTGCGGGTTTGCACCCGTCCAACCTCAACTAATAGGGGCTAACGGGGATACTTCCGAGATGATGAAGTGGACCCAGAAATGGGCAGCAGTGCCTTTTGGCAAGTGTGAACTGTGGGCTAAGACCCCCGTTGATATCCCTGTTAAAGCGGGGGTGTTCGCTGAAATTAAGGAGAAGACAGATGATCAACAGTAATGATATCCCGTATTGGGGGGATGAAGATCCTGAATTTGGTACATGTGAAGAGTGTGGAGAAGAACGCGACGTAATTCTCATCGAACATCCTATAACCAAAGAAGATGTTTGGCTATGTGAGGATTGTTATACTGACTTGTTGGACGAGGTGGAATTTTGACCAACCTGCTTGTATGCATACGATGCCACAAATATCCTACGCTCGTGGAGGACACCATCAGTAGCGTTAAATGGGCTACTGACAGTTCTTTCACGAAGATAATGCTTGCCGTCGACGGGCAATCTTCAATCTCGTCCAAGTTCGCCGGCAGGGGCGACCTGAAGGTTTATGCGTCGAACAAGCGGTGGGGGTGGGGTGCCGGACTGTACGGTTTAATGGCTGAAAGCATAAGCTGGGCGGAAAAGAACTTCTCGTTTGACCATTTCCTGTCCATAGATTACGATGCCCTTTTCATTAAGCAAAAGGCGGATGTGGCGTTATTAACCCTGATAGATTCTGAAGATGTGGGGTTGATTGGAGCACATGAACCTGACAGTGTTAGGGGTAAGGCTTCGGTCAAATCTTCATGGAATGGGGTAATATCCGCTTTCGGGGAGCCGTCATCTAACTATATCTTTGGTGAGGGAGTGCAGGGCGGGTGCATGCTCCTTACTCGCAGGGCTATCAATGAGATGGCCGCCAGGGGGATGTTTGACGGCAACTTCAAGAAAGCCAAGGAATTTGTGAGGATAACTGATGACCGCCTGCTCCCAATGTTCGTAAGGATGTGTGGGCTGACGATTAAAGATTGTAAGTTAATCAGGTGCGAGTGGACGGCCTCAGGAGATCCGAGAGGTTTGGAGAGTAAAGGGATTTACCTTATCCACCCGACTAAGCTTCGACCCAAAGGGTCTACGGTGGCTACGGAAGTGACGATGCGGAATTACTTTAGGAAGATACGGGGCGAAAACCCGTTACCGCTTACATTAAAGGAGTAACCTATGCCGAACAGTATTGTTGAGCTGATGCGTCCTTGTGGGGATAAGCTGCACCTCGTTTTTCAGGAGGATGGCAGGATGTCATCTGCGGAGATGGAGTTGGTTGGTGGACGACGCAATAATGTTGCCGCATATCTTCCGGCGTTGAATGCAGATAATGCTGAGGTGTATCTGGAACGTTTTGGCTTCTGGCCGACTGACGATTGGAAAAAAGAGCAACTTGAACTGGCAAAAGAAGTTAATGCAAAGGTGGCACGTCACGGTTTATTTGTAGAGGCCATACATAAAGGTGCAATAACGCTGTCTTTGTTGACGGAAAGACATCTGCCAGTCCCCACAGCGGCGATGATTGTCCAAAAAGATGAAAACACTAGACGGTTTTGTTTGGTTCGGGAATTTGTTCCTGACGTATCCAAGAGTGTGCTTCACGATCTTAACGAGAGTTAAACCCATCTAAAAGTCTTAAATTATTAAAATTTTTGATTTTTTTGCCCCTTATTTTGCAAACCCTTTCAAAATAAAAAGTTACCTCGTATAAGCATTGTATGAGGAGATTGTATCCGCGTAGACGAGATATAACGGAGGAGTTTGGGCTTGAACCAGCTCAAAGTTTTGGGGTGGGAATACCCAATCCGAGTAAGGCTACGCAGGGGGCAGTTGAGCCGGTCACGCCAGATCATTCCACTCCAGTAGGCGAAGTCGTCGATAAGCTGATTGAATTTGTGAACGGGCAGGGTCTTTTATCTAGTTATGTTGGCGTAGAATATGATTCCAACACAATGGACATATGGCTTTATTTCTCGAAAGAGGCCGAGCAAGAGGAGTTAGAAGCCCTCGCTGATACTATCCGTAATTCCAAATACGCCCAGCATGTCGATGTAATGCCACATCAGGGTAAAGAAAGCTCATGGATTATAGCTGTAGGCAAAACCCGTCCTGCTGGAAACCCTAAGTTGAATGGCGATGTGGGGTTCGCTATCAGCACATTCTCAGGCACAATGGATGTTACCAATGCTCAGGGGCAGAACAATAATGCTCCTGCGATGAGTGGGCAACTCTCAACTCTACCTAATTCTCAGGAGCCGACGTGATGAGTGCTTGGCGTGATAAACTTATGGTTTGTCCTTCATGTAAGGCAGAGAGCAAACTGGAAGAAATATCTTTGAACGAAGAAGCTCAGTTTGCCTGCCCGGTATGTAAAACGGCTTATGTTATCTCCGCCCAAATGAAAAATCCAGTTCAGGGTGGTGAAGGTGGAGCGACCCCTCCTTCGCCTGAGCCGCCCAAGAACGTGCCCCCTCCTCCAGAACCAACGCCTGAGCCTGGACCTCCCCCTGGTGAAGGCGGCGCTGTCTCCGGCACTGCTGGTGAAAGCATTGAGCTTTGTAGGCAGTGGGCACGTAATACGAAAAACCAGACCCCTGCCAACCTGAATCGAGCCACCCTTTTTCACCCTGTGGTGGTTGAGGAATGGAAAAAGATTGGTTTGGCGGTCAACGAGGGGGCTGTGGTTCTTATATGCCCAGAATGCAAAACTGATTGGCCGTCTGCGAAAATGGAATCCTGCCCCAAGTGTGGGTCGGCAAAATCGGAGGTGTCTGAAGAGACCGTCCGTGAACGTACTGGGCGGCTGATGGCCATGCTCGTTAATGATGGGCAATCGACTGAGGGTATGGTTGATATGCTTTTAGGAGAGAAGAAAGACAAGAAAGATAAGGAAGATAAAAAAAACAAGAAGGGGAAATTGTTCGCCAAGAAACAATGTAAAGGGCGTCGTTGTGAGAGTCTAAATGAATCTTTGCCCGACGACGAAGCTTTGGCGTTTATTGCTGATGGTCTGTTGGAATATATACGAGAGTGCAAAGAAAATTCTAGTTCTATCGCCAACTGGACAGATTTTGCCAGTCAGTCAGGTCTCCAGTCCTCTATCGCCAAGACAGCCTTATCTTATGCTTTGACGAGGTTAGAGAATTACTTTCATAACCTGAGTGGATTTGGGGAGAGGAAAGGACGTGAAACACTTGGTTGGGGCGAGGATTGATGATACATATTCAGGTTGACGATATTAGGAGTTAAGTGATGGCAAATAGACCTACGGTTCGTGCTCACGATCGTTTCAACGCCGTTTGTAATCTGTGGCTGGCGTGGGACATTTACCCGGTGCACCCCGCTGGAATGTGTCTGGCTTTCAAGAACGAGAGCGATGCTCTGGCGACCATATCGATTGAGGAGTCGGAAGACGGTGTGGCATGGAATCCAGTGCTTTTCAGCACCCCAGTGGTTGCTGGACTTCCTAGTCTTGACCTCGTTCCTCTGGCTAATGCAATGGTGCTATTCGTTACCAGAATGAGATATGTACGGATTGTTGCCACGCCTGACCCTAACGCTAATGTCGATAAGGTAGCCGAAGGTTTATGGATGTGGAGTTTTGAATACCCGCCGATCAATGCTCAGACGGCGGCTGAAGAGTATTAATATAAGGAGGAAACCAATGCCAGGTTCGTGCGGTCCAATTGCCTCAGCCGTTAAGAAGGGTCATCGTCATATGTCTCTAGGCAAGGCGAAAAAACTGTTTCATGATGTGCAGAAAAAGGAAACCCCGAAACTGGGCAAGGAACGTGCCGGAGGGGCGGCTATGTCGGCTGTTCAGAAAGCCACTGGAGCAAAGAAGGAAGACCTTGCTCTTATGGGTATTCCAGCCCGTTTCCTGCTGAATGAGTCGTATGCCAAGCCTATTATGGAGATGGACGACTTTTCAAAAGGGCTTTGTTCAATGATGCTCTATGAGCTTTACCAGAACCCGGAATGGGAACTGCCAACAGAAGAGGACATCAGTTCCCTGTGCGAATCGGCCACATCGTCAGAATTTGTCGAGATGGCGAAGAAATTGTTCCCCAATGTTCCAGAGAGGTATCAGCAATATTTAGCAAGTATTTTAGCGGCAGGGTCGAAGCGAGGTTAATTTGACGACCAAGAAAAAATTCCCCCTTCCCGTTAATTACGGGGTGGTGTATATCGAAAGGATGATAAAGTCACCCTTTTTCACCCTGTATTTGCCTGGCGGAGATAGTTATGACCTGTCGAGTGAGGACATGGAAAAATGGCTCTTGTCCTCTGGTGTTGAGGACGTAGCACATGTTTTGTCATATATTTGGAATTTTCATACGGTGCTGCTGAATGTTGAAGAACAGATTCCAATGTGGGTCAGTTCAGAAGATCTCCATTCTGTGGTTGGTAATAGACCTTCATTTGTTGCGATCTTGTAGGAGTTGGAGATGTTACTCACAGAAAACAAAAAACCTCTGGTTTCGAGGCCTGTAATAACTGAAGCCAAAACAGATGGTCCGTATAAGCAGTATGCCGGGCGGATGATTGTTCGTCAGGTCTGCCAACGGGAAGATGTGAAAAACGAAAATCATCGAAGCTATCCCAGTCGGGTATGGGATATAAACCTGGCTGAAGATTCGGCGTTTATGAGACGCCTTAAAGCCGGCAAGGTGGTGGGAGAGCTTGAGCACCCTGAAAGTGGCAACACCCATCTAGCTCGTGTAAGCCACAAAATATTGAACGTTGAACGTATGTATCTTCCTGAAGGCAACGAATTTGGTGTGCCAGCAGGCAAATACCTGGTTGATACTTATGTTATTCTTAAAACCCCGATGGGTCAAATTGCTGAAGAGCTTCATCATTGTGGCATTTCGCCAGGGCAAAGTTCTCGTGGTCGTGGAGATGTTCGTTCTGAAGGTGATGTTGAAATAGTCCAGGATAATTATGTTCTGGATACTTTTGACCTTGTTTACCAGCCGTCCGTGGTGGAGGCAGATAGGAGTCATCGAGTGAAAACAGAAGGCGCACCAGTGGTTCCGAGTGTGTTACCAGAACCGTCTGCTCCAGGAGTTACACCCTCTCCGCCATCAGGCGAAGCTCCTCCTCCCTCTCCCCTACCTACTGATGCCGATATGCCCCAAGACATGCCGGAAACCCAAGCGCCTCCTACGATGTCCAGGGAAGAGGTGGAAGCTCTTGTTCGGCGGCTCAGAGAGATGGTCATCTCGAAAACCGCGTCGGATGATATGGTCATAACTCATGAGACGGCAATGAGCTATATCGAGAAAACTTCCGATGATGCGGGACCTGAGACCATTAAATTCAGGTCTGAGCTTGCAATGCTTTGCAGCATGCTGGTGTCAGCTTTTGCCGAGGTTTTTGGACCTAACAAGATTAAACCAAGCAAGCATAAGAAGGGGGACGGCGAGGCGAAAGAGGAAGAAGAGGAAACGGAGGCATCTGAATCATCGGAGGACGAGAAAAAGACTGAGGCAAAGATGGTGGAGGCAGACATGAGTGCTGTCGCCAATCAGGTGAAGGAAGCTAACAAAGATAATGTGGCTAAGGCGTACTATGCGGGCGACCTGCGGGATTTGCTCCGTAAGACAGGGCACGACGAGACGCCAGAAAATATAGCGGCTCTTGAATCTGAGATGTCAAAGATTGGGTTGAACGTTCAGCGAAAAGAATCGCCTGGTTTCAAAAAGGAGGATAAATCCATGACTCAGGCAACAGCAGTGGACATTGTGAACAAGTTGACAGAGGAGAACGCCCAGATCCGCAAGGAGTTAGCGGCGTTTAAGCAGGGCAAGGTTGGTGACTCGAAGCTTAAAGTGCGGTACGAAGCACTCGTCAAGATTGCTGACGAGCTTCTTAATCGCTCTGAAAGCCTGACCAAAGAGAACGCCAATCTGAAGGTTCGTTACAACGCAGCCGTCCGGCTCGTTGAAGGTGTGGCTTCACGGTTCAAGAAATTGAGCGTTGTCACACATGTTGAAAGCAAATATGCGGACCTGCCCGCAGTGGCGAAAGCTGTTCTTACGGAATGTAAGAGCACAACTGAAGTTGACAAGAAGGCGAAGGTCTTTAAGTCGGTTTCTGAAACCAAGCACCAGGTCGACCCGACCGCCCCTCCCATCACAGAATCGTCTGCAAAGCGGGCAGTGACGGACGGCAAAGCGACACCCAAGAAGGGACTCGGCTCCCTGATGGAGCGTGTTGCTGAACGGACTGGTGAAGTTAAATAAGGTTGTTGTCAGTAACTTTTTGCAAGGAGTTTAACAATGGCAGATACTATGATGCTGGAAGCTATGGCTTCCAAAGGCTCACTCCTCGCAGAGAAATGGTCGAAGCTTCCGGGCGCGAACATTCGTGGCTACGGCGATTATAAGCAAGTAGACTTTCTGCGTGGAATCCAGAACGAGAGCAAACGTGCGATGATGGCACAGCTCTACGAGAACACCCTCAACTGGCTGAACGGACTTGATGAGTCCACCCGTACCCTCCAGGTCGGCAGCTTTGAGAAGCTCGTTTTCCCCATCATCCGGGCGTTCCTGGCAAACCTGGTCGCCTCGGAACTCGTCACCGTCTACCCGATGGATGCCCCGACCGGGCTGATTTTCTACTTTGAGGCTGTGTATGGCACCTCGAAGGGGAACGTCGCCCGTGGCTCAAAGGTGTATGACGCACGTTCCGGTCCTGCGGCGGACTACAATTATTCTTCGGAAATAATTCAGTCCGAGCAGATCAGTGTCGGTGATGGTAGTACCACGAACTTCCAGGGCAACCTGGCGTTCTTGCCTGCCCGTGCTGGCACAGTCCGTTTCCGTGATGGTGAAATTGGAGATGGTGGTACTCAGCTTGTGGCTGATGACTCGAACGGCAATCTCGTAGGTAACATCGGTGCGGGCACGAACACGATTATCTACCCGACTGGTGGCTACAATTTCGATTTTGCTGCACCTCCGGATAACGGTGCACCTATTTACGTGGATTATGAGTATAACATGGAAGCAAACTCCAATCTTCCGGAGCTTGATATCCAGCTCACATCCGCACCGGTAACCGTCCGCCCGAACAAGCTTCGTGCACGTTACAGTGCTGAAGCTGCTCAGGACTTCAAGGCGTATCACGGCATCTCCGCAGAGGAAGAAATCGTGATGTTCATGGCGAACCTGATTGCGAAGGAACTGAACTATCGCATCATCCGCCATCTCGCCCAAGTCGCATCCGCTGGTAATCTGACGTGGGATCGTACCCCGGCGGCAGGTGTACCGTGGATTTGGCACAAAGAAAGTCTCTTTGACGCTCTCATCCAGGGATCGAACCTCGTGTTCTCGGCAACGCAACGTGTCCGTCCCAACTGGCTCGTCTGCGGTCTGGGTGCTGCGAATGTTATTGAGACCTTGTCCAAGTTTGAGCGTCGTGCGGAAACCCCGAAGGAAGGTGCAGGTCCTCAGATTATTGGCCGTATCGGTCAGTACGACCCCGTCATTGCAGACCCGACATACCCGTCCAATCAGGGTATTATCGGCTATAAGGGCGGCTCGTTCCTTGATACTGGCTATGTCTGGGCTCCGTATCTCCCGCTTTATACGACTCCGACTATCACCCTTGACGATATGCTTTCTCGTAAAGGGATGATGCAGAGAAGTGCAACGAAGGTGGTGAACAGTCGTATGTACGCCACATTCGATATCACCCAGAGCGGTGGTCCTTTCGAGCCTTAATGTTACTTTACCCAACCAAGGTGGAGTAAAATCCACCTTGGTTCTTATATATGTTCGGGTGTACCGAACCGTCTCTGTTAGAGGGGTAAAGCTATGGCGAAAGCAATACGTTATACTAATCTGAATCCGTTTCCTGTCTGTGTTCCAGGTCCTCGTGGAGTAATGACGATGTTCGCATCGAATCAGGGGACGTTTGACCCTTGGTACGGGCGATTTATCGGTCCTCGACAGCTGTCGAAAGTAGAGGTGGATGAATCGCAAGCACCTAAAACGCCGTCTAAGGCCATTACTCCTTTTCCTCAGCCTGCCGGCACGGTGAAGAATACAGGAAGCATCCCCAAAGTCAATTATGAAAAACCTCCATTTAAGACAGCTAACGTACCTGTCGAAGAAACTAATGCTTACATCAAGAAGAACGGTATTTATTATTGCAAGTTCTGTGATGAATTTTGCACAGGCAGTGGTGCAGTAATGAATGCCCATGTTGCCGACAATCACCAGGTAGAGGTTGCTACTCCTCCGACCAGACATGGCTCGATGGGCGAGGCGGTACCTGCTCCTCGACCTATTGTTGAACCCTCGGCTGAGAAAGAAACTCCACCTGTTGCTGAGAACAAACCGGAAATCCAGGAAGTCATAGAGGTGACGCAGGAACTTGTGACCGATAATGATTTCCGTTGTGAGGTTTGCGGTAAATCCTTCAAGTCCTCTACGGGGCTTGGAGTGCACAAAGCAAAAAAACATCCAGCGAAGGCATAGGTTGACCTTCGCTTAGTGGAGGATCAATCAGTTGCCTGACCTTACCCGAGACAATCTCTGGCAATATGTAAGAATTAAGTTGGGGGGCAGCTATCACCCTATCGAGATAGGGCTGCCTGAACTTGATGTCGCCATCCAGGATTCTCTCGACTTGTTCAATCATTATGTTGGCGAGTTTGAATTCAGGGTGGAGAAGAATATCTCCACAGGCACTTTTATCGACCTGTCTACAGTAGAGGGGTTAAAAGGGGTAGTGTCGGTAAGGATGGCCTTCCCTGAACAGGACTCAGTTTATACGCAGATGAACATTTTCGAGTTGATGTACCGTATGGTGTTTCCACGAATGCCAGTAGGCGAGTGGTATCAACTCAGGATGTTCTACGAGATGTATCAGAAGGTGCGTGGAACTGACCCTGACTGGCGGTATGACCCAGCAGCCAAAAGGTTATGGGTTGATTGCCATAGTGGTCCGTATGACGTGGCTATGGTGTTGTCGAAGGAATTGACGCTTGAGGGATTGAACAAAAGTCGGCCAATGTATAAAGACCTTTTCAAATCAGCTGCACTCGCTTTCTGTAAGCAGATGCTTGCGAGGGTGAGGGGCAAGTGGGGGGATACAATCCCTGCTCCGCCTGGCACTATGTCGACTGACGCAGCGGCTTTGAGGGACGAGGCTGGCAAGGAGATAGAGGCTGTGCGGCTGGCTGTACAAGGCACATCAGATGCTCAGGTTGCTATATTTGGATAAAGACTATGCTCCCAGATTTTGATAAATGGATGGATTCTAAATCGTGGGGCGAAGGCGAGAGGTTGGATTTTCTTAGCTTTTGCCACCATAAGAGTATTGATATACGCAACTACGTCCTTGAAAACAGGGAAAGGGTGTACAAGAAGTGGCAGAATAGCGGATATAAGGGTCGTTGGTTTGATATTCGGCATTCTAAGCAGAGGCGGGAAGTAGGTCCAGGCAAATTTTACGGGCGAAAATTTCGTGGTGATTCTCCCTATCCTATAGGCGGGCACAAGTGGAGGTGGGAAGAATCTTTGCTTGACGAAAGCTTGGAGTGGGATGAGGACGATGATGACGGGGATTTGGTTGCCTGGCAGGGTGAGACATATGCCGTGATAAGGGCTACATCTTTTCTGAACCGCCGTTTTGGTAAATCTCTCGAACAACTTAATGCTGAGCTTGAGAAAAGTGGAAAGACGTTTCGGTGGCAGAAAGATTCTCCGAAGTACATTTTGTATATTAGTGCACCTAGTAGAGACGAACATGACCCTATTGCCCTCCAAGAATTTGATACGTTGGAGCAGGCGAAGGTTTATGCTGAGAAGATAATGAACCCTTTTATTCGGAGAGCCAGGAGGGAAGATTTCCCTACACAACAACAGATAATGGAGTTTTTGTCAAAATATTTCCCTAAAGAGACTCCTGAGCAAAGGCTGTTCAATGACAGGTATGGGCTTCAAAATGCTGATCCGTCTGCTGTTGTTAAACGCATTTTGATATGTACTACCCCTTCTTCAGGTGTTGTAAGGGATTTTACGGCCGGGGGGTACGACCTTTTGATTTCGCATCACGACATGCCTGCCGGTGTGCCCCAGATAATTATGCACAGCACTATGGATTTCGGGGATAAAGGGCATAACGCTTATTTTGCCCAACGTATCGGGTTGAGAGATTTTCATCGGGTGGGCGGATATTTTGCCGCCGGCACTTTGTATAAACCGATGCATATAATTGAATTCAAACATTTTTTACAGATGAGAGGATTTCCTATAGAGGGAATGATATGGCGAAATCCCGAATCCAAAGACCAGTGGATACAGAGTGTTTTATTCTGTTCAGGAATGGGCGGCTGTTTTTTCAAAGGTCAATATTGTGCAAATAAAGAAATGGATTTGCACAACATAGATGCTGATGTGTTTGTGACAGGGCATTTGCTTGCACATCCTAAAGAGACGCCTAATAAGTTTAAGTTTATCATCGAATTGGGGCATACGCCGAGTGAAAAACCGGTGTTCACCAAAGTGAAAATATGGTTAAAGAACAGGTGGCAGAATCTGGAAATTGATTTTGCCAAAGCTGATGTGGACAGGTTTGAGTTTGGAGACAACCTTTATAATCTAAACCCGAATGTGTCTATTCGTGATTTAGATAAAACAAATGATGTTTCTTGGGTATACAAGCATGATAGCCGCTAAGATAGGCGCAATACTGATTTGCCTTGCCATACTGGTAGTATGGGCGGGCAAGTGCACAAAGCGGAATAGGAAATATTTCTGCTATGTGGCTTTTTGCATGGCGGCTTTTGTGGGATTTATTGATGTTCCTCTATATGAGAAAGGTGTTGAATATACGGTCACTGCCTTTGTGCAGATGGCTGTCCCTTACCCTCTGAGCCTTCTCGTTTTGGCGTTCTGCGTATTTACGACTGGAGTTATTTTTGGTTTTAAGGCGATGACTCAGTTCCTTATGGGTTCGATAGCCGGACACTTGTTTTGGTAACGGAGAATAACGATGAGCGAAATCGGCGCATACCTAATCTGCTTATCCGTGCTTCTTATGTGGGCAAGCAAGCTCACAAAGAAGTATAGAAAGGCGGTATTGTGGACGAGCTTCGGTGTCCTGATAGTGGTAGGTGTTCTTGATATATCTCTACTCAATACAGGACAGCAGACAATCACGCAGTTCATCCAGTCCATAGTTCCGCAGTGGGTTGGATTGATAATGGTGGTGTTTTTCGTATTCACGCTTGGCTTTGTATTTGGCATACGCCAGATGTTGCCAGCATTACTCGGTGTTATTGCAGGACACCTTTTTTGGAGTTAATCAATGTCTGATTTAGCCATACCGATTGAATCAACGCCGGTCACGCCGCTCGTGCCGAACAAAATTATTCCGGTGCATATCCTAGTCACGAATACGCCAATGGGCAACAAGGTATATCGCACGACGTTTCACGTTGTAGTAAAGGAAGCATACGAAGATGCTGATGGCAACATAACATTTTGCGGACGGACAGGAACGTATTTTGACCCCGATATATCACAACTCGGCGGCGGCTTTGAGCAGTATCAGTCAGTGGTCGATGATGTATTCGCAGGCGAATTTCAGATTGTGTCGTTGCTGGTGCAAATGGGCAAGATTACTTGGAATGAGCAATAATGGCTGACATCGTTTTGGTTGCTGCAGGCAACGGAACAGCGGCTAACGCTTGGTCAACTTGTAATAGCGGCTCGCCGCCAGCGGCAGGCGATCTTATTTATCTATCGAATAATGGTTGTATTCTTGCGTTAGATGGCGGTGATGGGGCAACTTATACTTGTGCGTCGATTAGGGCAAGGACTACTGGTGGTGGATATACGTCAGGGTCAATCAATCATAACAATTATACAAATTACACTCTCGCGTGTGACCTTTATGGCGGGTCGGTAGGCACAACTCTATTGACTAATCCAGCCGGTAAAAACATTATTTCTATCGGAAAGATATACGGCGGTCATACAACAACAGCCGGAGTAGTCGCAGGTGCGGGGACTATTGGCTCGATTGCAGGCTGCTATGGCGGAACTGCCAGTAGTTCTATGGCGTTGTTCGTCACAGGGACTGTAGGGTCGATAGGCGAGTGCATAGCATCGAATTATTTATGTGCTTCGGTAAGTGCAAATATTACCACAGGTGTCACTTTAGCGAGAGGCGGGTCAGGCACTAACGCTCATGGCATACGAGTAGGAGGTGGCTTCAAGATAGCATCAATAACAACGGCTGAAGGCGGTAGTGGCACAGGTGCTTGTGGGGTTCGGGGCGATTATGGAAACATCGGAGATGTTGGAACGGCAACCGGTGGGTCAGGAACGAATGCGTATGGCGTGACAATAAGCGGCTCGTCTGTGTATAGACTTGATACCGTAACCACCGCACAAGGTGGTATCGGACCTGGCGCACATGGCGTTTATGTCGATGTCGCATATACATGCAAGGGCATAGGGACTGCGATAGGCGGCGGTAATGCAACGGCATACGGTGTTCTATGTAGAGGAACTTTGACTAACGGGGTGACGACAGCGAAAGGTGGAACCGTTGCTGGCGCACATGGTGTAGTTGTTTATGGCCATACATCAACGGTAGATATTTCAAACTTGGACTTTAGCGGTTTTGCGACGCCAGTGGGACTTGATAAAGTCAGACTGCCAGCCAATGCTCAATTTGCTGTTAGGACGAGTGCAGGGGCAGAGATGCCGTGCATCGAAGAGGCCTCGATTGTAGCCGCCGAGAATGTTGTGTCGGGCGTCGCTCGGTATCCGTTAGGAGGCAATGGCACATACCCAACTAGTGAAAGCGTGATTGCCGATGTTATGTCATATACGAACAGCGTGCTTGAAGCAAACAAAGCGAGTATATTAAATAGCTACACCTTCACCTATGGTCCCCCATATGAACAATACGACGTTCAGGGCACTTATGACGCTTCTCTATATGTGGAGAAAACGGCTGTTGCTCCTGTTGATGTTATTGTCAGCGGATTCTTGCGGTGGGTGGGAGGCACAGAATATGGTATTTACCCTACGACTGAAACGAGTAAGGCAGAACAATTGATTGCGGATACTGCTGAAGTTGAAGCGAATAAATCAAGTATAAAAGACGACACCACAATTCTGACCATTGCGGGAACTTATGACTTTCAAGGAGCTATCGACTCAGCGGTTGACGCTCAACGTTCTTCTGATGAGGCAGAAGTTGTCCCCTATGCCCCTGTCATAATCGTAGGTAATACCATTCTAGGAACTGATGGCACCCACCCTACTGCCGCCACATCTAAAGCAGAGCAATTGGCAGAGGACGAGGCCGTAGTTGAAAGCAACAAAAACGGAATCCTTACCACTACGACTATTCTTGGTGTAGCAGGAACTTTTGATGTTGATGAATATGAAGCGGCGAGAAATACAAATCCTGGGGAGGAGAACGTCAGGTTGGGCGTAACGTGGCTATACTTGGGGGATCAACAGATAGGGGAGCTTGATGTATCCCAATGGATACCTATTTCAGATATTGTGGCTGCCGAGCATGTTGAGCAGGGGTACTATAATTACGTGGGAGGGGAAGCTGGGACTTTTACTCATAAGCCAGAATACACGCTAATAAGTGGGGTGGTGGCTCCTGAATATGTGCTTGTTGGGCACCACAATTACCAGGGTGGCGAGGAAGGGGAGTTCGATGAGCAGGCACGGAACACTAATCCTGGACAACAGAATGTGTTGGCAAATATATCTTATAAGGTTTGGGGTGTAAGTTATTCGGGAGGTTTGGTTTACACTATACCTTCACCTGTGCCACCTACGCCGTTACCTCCAGGCGGGTGGGAAACTTTCTCTCCGGCTACACCTGTTGCCCCATCAATGAACTTCCCGAGGCTTGCCGATATCGACAATGCCTACAGGATGTTAAAGAACATGGGGGACTGGTATTACCCTGAGATTACGTACAAAGAGCTTATTATCCCTGATAGGGCTGAAATTGATGATATTCATCTCGAAGCCTCAGAGACGAGAAAGCGGTTTAAGCTGCCGATTAAGGTCAGGGCGTATATCCATCCCGATCCAGTTACCCAGTCTCTTACCAATTTTGGGTTGGAAGAGAGACGTAATGTGACGATGTCGATGACTGTGCCACATATGATTGATGCAGGTTTGGCTACAAGGGATGTTAAAACAGGGGAGATATCCGTATTGGCTAAGATAGGGGATAGGTTCTGGCACTCAGAGAGTGTTCAGTATGATGTGCTGGAGGTAAAGAGAAGCAAGATGTTCGGGCTAACGGATATCCCGTTGACGTTTGATTTCGTTGCGGAACGTTTCCGCTTGGAATCTACGCCATATGAGGGGGTGTAATGGCTGAAACAGTTGTTCAACGACCTCCCACATGGACAGGGGCACAAACTGTTCTTTTGAACACCGCTGGTTTGACGTGGATGGTTGACCAGTATATCTCAAGTACAAAATCGGCTTTATCTCAGTGGTGGGCATATTGGTGGAATGAATTTAGTAAAGTAGCGAAGAATCCTGCACAAGTTCAAAAGGTGAGAGAAAAGTATCTTTCTCAGTTCTCTGAAACCTCGAAACGGGGTTTTTCTTGTAAGATCATAAATTTTTCTGCCCCGCCTTCAGTAGTTGACTGGCTTAAAAAATACAAGATAAAAAAAGCTCCACCCCCTGGTTTTTTAGAGGTTTTTCCAGAGAGAGAACAGACGAGGGCTTTTCCTGCGACATCTTTGAGTACGGTGGATGGGTCTTTTGCCTATTCCGTAAAAGCAAATAAGGTAAGGTTTGGCGTTGCTTTGGGGTCCAAGTGTGCAAATTTTAATGATGTAAACCAAATGTGGAGTGAGCAATTTGCCGAAAATTTAGAGGTTAAAGTTCGGCATGAAATGGAACATTGGAATACGTTAGATAAAGAGTTTTGGAAACAAAGACATGCTGCATATATGGCAAACCCGTCAGGTTTTCAGGAGTACCAAAAAAGTGAAGAGGATTGGGGAGAGTGGGTTACAGTTTTGGATTATGCGTCCAAATTAAAAGCTAAGGGGTGGAAACGGGAAGACGCAATTAAGCAAATTGTAAAAGCATATAAAGGTTCAGGTGTTGCTCCAGATACAGAGATGGCCGCCGCAGCCTATGATGAATGCGAACAGTATCAATTTGAAACCAAGTATGCTCGAATAGAGAGGTTGGTGGATGCGGTTTTATTGGAGCTTAAAACTCCAGACGATGAAGGATCTCCAAACTTAATTCTCCCCGCAGGAACAAAGTTGTATAAGAGTGTGGCTGATGATTCTTGGAGTAATACTCATTTTCCCGCCTATTTTTGGTTAGAAAAGGTTTCCGCACTTTTAAGCCATTGTTCTTTTTCGGCAAACAAACCTTTTGTGGTTATAGCGGAGACGACTAAAGACCTCCGGCTTTTTGATGTTGCTTACGATTGGGCGTTTAATTTGACAGGAATAGATGAATTTGACTCTGAAATTATAAAGCAACTCCGGCTTAAAGGGTATAGCGGAACTTTAAGGCGAGATACGGATAGATATAGACGTGACGCAAATGGCGTTTGTGCAACAGACACGGCGATTGCTCTTTTAGACGGAGATAGCGTAAACGTTGTAAACGTAGAAAAAAAGCCTGTTAGACATTAAACAAGAGAATTTTTTGTATTCACACGCAAAATTTAATTTTCGCACGTATAAGTAATTAGTACGAGATTCTTGCTTTAGTATGACCGCTTAGTACGAGTGCTGATTTGAATTTAGATCTCAAGATAGCCGCCAATCCCAGTATTGCTGACGCAGCGATGGCTGAATTCCACGAGAAGTTCCTCAAAGACGTTCTGCCGTTACTTATGGAAGCTGTGGCGAATATTGTGGTGAGCAATATCGAGAGCAAGATGCACTCGTATCAGCCTAGTGCTGAGGCGATTGAAGCGTGGCCTGTTCTGGAAGATATAAGTGCTTTCATAAGTGTTTTATCCTCAACAGTTAAAGTGAAAAGTGATAAAGCTGGGGTATATGTGGTCGCTGACCCCAAGGAGATGCTTAACCAAGGAATGGATCCCTTATGGATTGCCAGGGCTGAGGAAGGGTCGAGTTTAACCCCTGCTTTTTATATGTGGGATTCTGCGGCTAAACTGTTTGCCTCAAACCCAGCGTTAGCAAACGCTATTCTTCAAGAATCACTTGAAAAAATCGTGATGTCGAAATATGTCAATGAGGTTTGATGACATTGTTGAGGCTTATAGGTGTTGGGTCAGGGATTTGGCGTATAAGGCCGAGAGGTGGGGCGCCGACGACCTGTTGGAGATGATTGATAGCCTGCCTGAGCAAAGAACCGCTGCGGGTTGTTCAGGACATCTGAAAGCTGTTTTGAGGACTATACCGTCAAATGTGCGGTTTGAGAAGGATATGAAGAAAGCCAAGGCGTTTGAGGCAACATTGAAAGGTTTGGTTAATAGGGAAGAGTTGATGTCTGTCGACGATGCCGTAATCGAGCTTTTAGTGGACAGGATGTTCGATGATAAATAATACCGAACTTCTGACACAGATTCAAACCGAGCAAGGCGCTGACGTTACGGATATTTATGGACCTTGCGATAAAGCCCTTGTCCGCTGGCTTCATACTATAAAATATGAGAATAAGCCCATTCTTATGTGTTTTGCAAGCCCAGAACGAGCCTTCGCTCAGATTGGTCAACAGATTAAAGAGCGTAACAGGCTTGATGCTCCCCCTAAAGTGATACCCCTGCCCTTCGGTTCTGTGGATAGGACGGATCATCAATATGACCATACCCGGTATGTAGCACATGGCGAGTTACACCGAATGTGGGTCAGGAAGGACGGGCAAAAGTTTATAGGTCAATCGGCTATGCCGCAGCCCATAAAGTTGACATATCAGGTGAATTTTTGGGCACGTTTGCTAAAGGATTTGGACATTATAATGTCTCAGATAGTTAAACAGTTGAGGGCAAATGAAATATATTTGATGACGCAATATGCTATGCCTGAAGGTGTTCTAAAGATGCACGTAACTCTTGAGGGGATTAAGAGCTTATCCAATCTGGAACCTGAAGCCGGCCAGCGGGTCCTGCGCCGTGGCTTTACGTTTAACGTGGACGGGTGGATACCTATGCCGCCTGTCGAATATGGCATCGTCGAAACGGTCACTGTTGACATCGACGATATTACAACGAGCAGGAGCTTGGACAGTGGTACTGTCACTACTGCCGAAGTGGAAACGCCCGACTGGGCACAGGAGGTTGGTTTATGATTATCGTATCGCCTGGCATTTATGGCGTGGAGCGTTCCTATGCAGCGTATGCGCCGGCAATCTCCACAAGCGTCTTAGCCATCGTGTCGTCGGCAAGCAAAGGTCCGGTGAATACTCCGACGATGATTACGGACATCAACTCGTTAATCAGCACTTTCGGCACACCTTCCATTAACCATTATGGAGTGTTAGCCGCAGTGGAGTATCTGAAACGAGGGAGGCAGTGTTTGTTTATCCGTGTTGCCACGTATGATGTTACCGCAGATAACGTCATACGAAATGAGGCAGACAGTGCAGATGCATGTGCTGTTGAAGCTACATCCAGTGGCAGCTGGGGCAACAGCATCTCTGTCGTGGTCGGAGCTGGCCGTGATGCCAACACCTACAAGATTACGGTCAAGTATGGTGGCTACACTGTGGAGACGTTTGACCTTCTGCGAGTAGGGACTGCAAACGTCGAACACCAGAATTACTGGGCTACCCGCATCAATGGGGTGAGCAATTATATCATCTTGACCGACATAGATGATACTCAGACTACTCTCAAGACCAGCACTACAGCTATTCAGCTTGAAGATGGGGAGGATGGTGCCCCGACAGACGTATCAGACGTTGTTGGTGTAGCTGGATCCCCGCCGGCTGTTCCTACGACAGGAATGCAGCATCTGCGTAATACTGAGAGATGGCAGATTAATATGATGGCGGTTCCTGGACGCACGGATGCGGCTATTGTAGCTGAGTTGCTTTCTATAGCCGAAGAACGTGCTGATTGCCTTGCCATTATTGACCCTCCGTATGGCTATTCCGTGCAACAGGTCGTGGACTGGCATAACGGCAGTTTTGAGGGCATGACGTTGGATTCGTCCTATGCGGCTCTCTACTGGCCGTGGTTGCAGGTGTATGATGCATATAGTCAAAGCAATATATGGGTGCCTCCGAGTGGGCATGTGGCGGCAGCTATGGCATATACCGATTATGTAGCTGATCCGTGGTATGCCCCTGCTGGTCAGAGTCGTGGTCAGCTGTTTAATATTATCGAGCTTGAGCATTCTCCGACTCAAGGTGAACGTGATTACATGTACGCCAACGGCAACGCTGTTAATCCGATAGTTGCCTTCTTACGCCAGAGTCCGATGATCTGGGGGCAGAGAACCCTGCACCGTCAGGCAGACCCTACTGACAGGATACATGTACGCAGGATGCTCAACTATCTCAAGACCCGTGTTCTTGCAGGTGCGAAGGTTTGTATCTTTGAGCCCAACGACGAGACCACGTGGGCTGTGTTCCGTCAGGTAGCGGAGTCGGTGTGTGCCGAAATCGCCGGTCGTCGTGGCCTAGACGCCTATCAGGTCATCTGTGACGAGACCACTAACCCCGAAACTTTGCGTGAACGCAATGAGATGCATGCGAACATTCTGATTGCCCCAACGCATTGTGCGGAAATGATTTCGGTTGAGTTCTCGATTGTTGCCAGTGCCGCAAGCTTTAACGAGTTTGTGGTTGGAAGTACTGTCTGATAACTGGAGAGCTTTGTGTACATGCTTCCTGATTTACACAAAAGACGATCCCTGCTAAAAGCTGTTAATTGTGACCTATCTGTAGAACAGTGGGAAGCAATTAAGAGAGGGCAGAACGGCAGGTGTGCGATGTGCGGAAAGGCGGTTCAACTGACTAAAGATTGTGTCATTCCAGTTAGCCGTGGCGGGGCTTATACCGCCAGCAATGTGCAAGGATTATGTAGATCCTGCAATTCGAGGAAAAAGGATAGGTTGCTCTCTGAAATGATGGCAGCCACGTTTTAAGGAGTACTACCATCGACTATATTAGCGCCGATCATATTGCGAAAGCTGGAGGTAGGTACGAGCCGCAACGTACCAACAATTTCACTGTGGTTATTTCGCCTCCTCAGGGTATGGGAGCGGCAAACGGTGACGCTAATGCTAATAAGCTTATCAAGTTCAGTCTTGACTCTTTCCCGATGCCCACAGAGGAAAATGCCGAGATTAAGCTCCCGTACGGCAACGAGTTCCGTTATGTTGCCGGGATGACAACTTTCTCGGATGAAACTCTGGTCATCAAGGACTTTTGTGATATAGCAACGTCCTCGATGGTGGACAAATGGCGTCGTGCTGTGTATGATCCCGACACCGGTGAAATCGGTTTGGCGAAGAACTACAAGTGCGACGGCGAGGTCTGGATGTTCGGACCTGGTGGCATTCAGCAGTTTTGCCGTAAGTGGAAGCTTTGGGGCGTATGGCCTAAGTCCGTAAAGTTCGGCGAAGGCAAGATGGGCGATGCTACGGACAACAAAATCACCATCGTCCTCAAAGTTGACAAGATCACGTTCCTTGGACAGCAGGGCGCAACAAACGCCTAAGCTTAACACTTTTAATGAGGGGTAAATTATGAGTACGTTTGGTATGAATGGTTCGTCCGGTTCGCCGATTGATGCCTTTGTAGAGGAAGTAGCACTGCCGAGTAAGGGTGTGCTTTATGAAGGCAAAATGCCAGACGGCAAGGTTAAGATTCGGCCCCTGACCACGGCCGAGGAGAAAATTCTTCTCGGCCAAGGTCAGGATCGGCTGACCTTGTTCGATAAGGCTCTCGAGCAGTGTTTGATTAATCTGCCGATTCCTTACAATGAGCTTCTTATTGGCGACAAGCTGTTCTTGTTCTTCTTCCTTCGGGGCATAACCTGGGGTTTTGAGTATTCCCCCACGTTCCGTTGCTCGGAGTGTCGGAAGGATTTCAGGCACACTTTGAAAGTGCCTGATGACCTTCGTATCCGTCAACTGAATGAGGCGGACGATAAGGAGCCTTTCACGGTGGTTCTGCCGAAGTGTAAGAAGACTGTCCAGCTTCGCCTTCTTCGTATCTATGACGAGAAGGAGATAGAGGCTCGTGTCAAGGAAGACATTAAACGAGGACTATCAGGTATCGGAGACCCGTCGTATATCCACACCCTTTCGATGTATATTGTTTCAATCGACGGGCAAGAGGCTTCCGCTATCGAAGCTTTTAACTTCTGTTCACATATGCATAGTATGGACAGTGCTGCTGTTAGGACAGAAATTGAGAAGCACGACTGTGGCGGCGACTTCATGCTCCGACTTACTTGCCCTCATTGTGGAGCCAGGATTGAGCAGATGCTCCCGTTCGAGACCGACTTTTTTCGTCCAAGCCCTTCCAGAGTATGAGGGTAAATACGTAAAAGCCGGGGACTCGGCTGGAGCTATTCTTGAAGCCCAAGTCCTGCTTTCCAAGATGGTATATATCAGCATAGATGTTTCTGACAGACTTAGCGTACCTGCTCGTCGTAAAGCGGTTCACGTTGTTGAAGGCGTGTTGAAGGATGAGCAGGAGGTGATGGATAAATCCATGCGGGCAGACAACTCTGGATCACCGTTTTAATGGCAATAACCCTGTCTGAATATTATTTTGACTTTGTCACTCGTTTCAGAGATGAGACGAGTGGCAAAGCCATGTCCGTACTGGATATGCTGAAGCGGGCTTTCCATAAGACGTATGATGAAATCGAAGCCAAGTCTATAAGTAAGCAGTTTCAGAAGGTGGCTGATGCGGCAGGCAAGCCTGAGATGCTGACGGAACTGGGGAAGTTCAGCTATGCTCTTAAGAATATGGGGAAGTCCAATGCTGAAATCAGCATGATAACCGAGAACCTGCTGAAGAAAAACAATCTGACCGAGTTCTCTACTGTTGTGGGTAAGCTTGATGCCTCTAAGGTTAAGGAGGTGGAATCGGCATTAAAAAATGTAGCCACAGCCTTAGATGTGGGCAAACTGAATGCAGACTTTGAATCTTTGAAGGTGGGGTTAAACAGCCTGGATTTGGGAACGCAAGAAACCCGATCACTTTTTAATTCGCTATATCACGTAATGAGTGAAGGCGGCATTAATATGGAGGCATTACAATCATCTATTGATATGCTGTCTGGCGATTTATCTGCAATGAATCCAGAACAACTTAAACGCCTCAGTGTATCGGCGACACAGTCCGCTGCTTCAATAAACGAAATGGTTGGCAAATTAAAGGAGGCAAAATATGCGGCAGGCACTCCTGAATCCGCCGCAAAAATAGAAGTTGAAATTCAAAAATTATTGGGGCTTAGGGACAAAATCGGCGGGGCTGGCAAGCAGATTTCTGAATCGTTGGGGAAGGTTAATATCTTTCAAGGAATTCTGACAGCCTCGGATCCTAAAGTTTTCTTGTCAGAGATGACCAAATTGGGGCAGAAGAGTACCCTCGCCATCAGCGGCGTGGAAAATGAGATAATGCAGAAGTTGACGGATTCGCCTGAGATGTTTGCAGGAATGGGTGAAGAGGGTCAGCGGGCTTTAGCTGCGATGATCCAAGGCTACGGGATGAAGTTCTCAGCCGAGCAAAAAGCCGTAATGGATAAGCTTATTGCCGATTTTGATAAAGGTTTGTTGACTGGCGAGGAGAAAGCAAAAGCAGAGGCTTATAAAGCAATGCAGGCAATGACTGCGGAGGGCGCTGCGGGGAAAGCTAAAGCCGCTGGAGAGTCTGCCGCACCCGCCGTGCCTGCTGGAAGATCGCCGATTGATAAGCTGGGAAGCTCCCTCAAATATTTGGGTACTACGCTTGCCCCGTTCAGGATGATAACTGAGGTTCTGGCACCTTTGGGAGATCTGATTAGATCAAGTATTATGCCAGCGTTAGTTCCTCTGTCTTTTGCCCTGATGAACATCGGGCATGATTTAATGCCTGCAGTGATAACTATAATCAGAGCATTAACTTCAGTGCTTTTATCTTTAGCTCCGGTATTAACAGTCATAGCTAAAGTTATTGCTTGGGTTGTCACGGCTCTCGACGAGTTGGGCATTCTTAAGCCACTAATAGCCACCATATTAACTATAGGTGTGGCGTTACATCTTATGTCTATAAAAACGATATTTTTGTCGCAAGCAATGATTGGGCTTAGGGCGGCACTTACACTTATTGCTCAGCACCCGGTTATTCTTGTAATTGCTTTGTTGGTTGCAGGGCTTGTTCTTCTTCATAAATGGTGTCCAAAATTAGCTACAGGTATTGCGATAGTTGGCGTGGCTTTATGGGCTATATCCAAGCATCCAGTAATAACGGCAATCAGTTTGGTGGTTTTGGGTTTTGTTGCTTTGTATAAGGCATGTCCACCTCTTGCTATAGCGATAGCCGTGATTGGTGCGGCGTTATGGGGCTTGGCGGCTAACCCTGTAGTAACCGCTATTGCTTTGATTGTTGTGGCTGTGGCTGGTTTGATATATGGCATCATTAAATTGGTAGGATGGCTTAACAGGTTGGGGGTTTTCAGTGCGATATTTTCTGTCCTTTTTGCACCAATAAAAATAGTAATAGGATTAATTAAATCTGTGTGGGGATGGTTAGGCAAAGTAACTGGGTTAGGTTCAGGGTTAAAGTTGGCTTTGGTTGCGATATTTGCTCCAGTTATAATTCCCATTATAGCTATTGTGAAAGGTGTCAAAGCGTTATGGGAGTGGTTCGGCAAATTGGGCAAGATGGGTGAAGTATTAAAAACAGCCTTCTTGATATTGCTCGGACCAATAGGGGCAATAATTGCTGGTGTACGTCTTGCAATTAAACTTGTCGGGTGGCTTTTCGGCAGGAAAAAGAAAGCAGAGGCTCCCGTTGAGAAATCCCCTAAAGCAGAGGCTCCCGTTGAGAAGTCCCCTAAAGCAGAGGCTCCCGTTGAGAAGTCCCCTAAAGCAAAAGCCTCACACGAAGCTATTCAAGAAAAACGAAGACTTGAGCTGATACAACGGGGTGAATTGGAAAAAGAAACACCTACAACGCCGGAAACAGCCGCACCGTCAACTACCTCCTCAGCAGCACCGGCTGTGCCTCCTTCTCAGACAACCAAAGGGTTGCTATCAGGAATATTAGGTTCTGCCTTCTCTGCAACACCTTTTGGTTTAATGAAAAATATGTTGACGAAACAGACTGCCTTAGCTCAAGCTGGCCAGACCAACCAGCAGATAACGAATAAATTCTTGAAGGATGTCAGGGATACTGTGCAGGAATGGAGAGCGTCTTCTGAAGACCCGTCGATTGATCGCCTGGCTTCGTTTAATAGGAGGGCATAGAAATGCAGTGGAATGCCCCGTTAGTGACCCTCACCAACCGAGGGAATAAATTTCAAATGCTGATGGGCGAGAGTGTAAAAATCTCGTACGACAATGGCATTAGCCAGGCTTCGTCAACTAGGGGAATGTCGCACCCTCCATATATTCAGTGGAAAGAAGCTGGCGAAATGCAACCAATAGATATATCTGTATATCTCGCAGCTGGGGGTAGTGAACGTGCGTCTTTTACTCAACCATCATGTGAAACGGCAGATGAGTTGCTTGCTTTAATAGAGAAAATTCACGATCTTGCAATGCCAGATGTTAAAAATGATATGGCGACTTTGACGACATCAAAACTTGAAATCGGTAGCGCAAGCGGGACTTCCTGGCTGGTCAGGAATGTGGTGCTTAAAACCATAAGCGTGGAATTGGAGGGTCCTTGGGAAATTAACACCGGTAAACCTTTGGTGGCAAAGCTTTCAATGACTTTTCTTCAGACATGCACCGGCGTGTTAGGGGATGCTAATGCGGGCAAAATTGATATCAAGAAACTACCGAGAAAAAATTGGTCTTTCTCAAATCCTTGGGGTTAGGAGTTAGTAGATGAGTGATACAGGAGAATATGGTAGTCCTGCGGGAAATGACAAAAGACCTGACCCGAATGACAGGTTTGCCCTTACCCGTATTTATGTCGATGACAGTGTGTCTCCTGGCACAAGGAGATTCGGCAGATGGGTCGAGCCAGCTATTGATATGACGGACTACGATCAGTATATTGTAACTGAGGTTGACATAATGCGTCCAGACCTTATCGCATATAAAACTCTTGGGGATGAGAGATTGTGGTGGGCGATAATGCTTGTAAACAGCATCCGTGCACCTCTGCGTATAGTGGCTGTCGGGTCAGAGACTGTACTCACGCCTGGTTTGATTTTGAAAATCCCCAAGCTCCATAATATCGTGGCTGCGATTAAGGGGACGGCGTAATGTTTATAGTCCCAATGGTGGAATTCAGATGGAAGGGTAAGGTTCTAACCAAAGAATCCTCTTTAATGTCTTTGACCTACACTGAAGGGGTGACGGGCAGCGCTACGTATTCGTTAAAAGTTCAATCTCATTGGGCTTTGTGGAATAATTTGATAAGGGATAAGGGTAAGACTCCCGGAGATTTGCGATGGGGGCAAATGATAGATGGCGTACCTTTTTGGAGTGTTTGGCACTCGGTGGTAGCCAACTCTCCGGATTTTGAATATTGGCCGACTTTGGTGTATGCAAATATTTCAGGCACATGCGCTGGCATCACCCTTAACGAACAGTGCTCTGAAAAAGCTTACAGTAAGATGACGATTTCTGATATCGTTTCAGAGATAGCACAACGGCATAAACTTGAACCCGACGTAACCCCCACCAAAGGAAAATATTCTTTTTATCAAGGGGCTTTTTCTGATACAGACTTCATATCTAATACTCTGATGAAATACGCTGTGTCTCAAGACGGGCGTACCGATTTTCAATTCTACGTGAAAGATGGCAAAAAGTTGGTGTTCAAAGTACCAAGCTTGAAAGTAGAAAAGAAGATTGTGTTTATGACGCCTGATAGTGATGCCATAACTGCAACAGGGGTTAAGCTTTTTAGTAAGCGGATAAATGTCCCGTCGATGAGGAGCTGGTATACCAAATTACGATGTATCGACTTGTGGGAAAAAGAGGTCATAAAATCGGAAGCTAAAGACGGGAAAAATAAAATACCTAAACTTGGCAAAACACCGCCTGAACCCCCGGCTAACCCTTCAGATATCTATATTGTTACATCGCCACCCACAGAAATGTTCAGAAGATCAGATATAGATAATGCGGCAGAATCTTTGTGGGGAAGAAATTGTCGTTCTTTTTTTGTTGTCAAAGTGGAGACACTTTTTATCCCCAATATCGAACCTGGCGTGGTGGCGCATTTGAAAATGGCTGCCGTGAATGGTGTGGAACACCCGTTGACCGGCAAATACCTTATAACACAAGTCACCCACAAAATTAGGACGGAGAGGTTTTATTCGGTTCTGTGGCTTGAGAGGAGGGAGACGAATTGAACCTGGGCGGAATATATAGGGCTACAGTGGTAGACAATGACGACACTCATTATAACGATGACCGTAACGTTGGGAGGATCAAGATTAAAGCTCCCCAGATTTATGGTGATTTGAATGAGGATGAAATGCCTTGGGCTTGGCCGTGTTTCCTTCTTGCCGGCATCGAGAAGGTCGGAGAGATACGTTTGCCGAGAAAAGAATCACAGGTGTGGATAATGTTTGATTCCTGCGACATCCATCATCCTGTATGGATAGGTGGTTGTCACGGAAAAGAAGAGGTTCCGGATGAAGCTAAAGAGGATGATAATGACCATAAGTACCCAGACATATTTCTGGTTAAGCCGTTTGCTGGGGATTCGTATATTCGCATATCCACATCTGAATCTGAAGAAGATAGTAGGATAGAAATAAAATGTGGGGATTCCCTGTTGTATATGGATACGATAAATAAAGAAATCGGGATAACCACAACCGATTGGAACGTGAAAATCGTCAGCGACTCAGGTAATCTGACATTGACCGGCAATGATGTTAAGCTGTCAGGTTCGACTTTGAATATGGAGTTTACGGGCGATAGTTCAATCACTTGTGGTCAGGAAACGGAAGTCACTGACGAGAACGGAATTGTTAATTCTGAATGGTCTGGAACATTTACACTTACCGGGCAAGGTGAGATGAAATTGATTTCAGAGGGCGCTGTTCAATGCTCAGCCCCGTCCACCAGCGGGTTTGAGAAACATTGAGTGTTGTCCTCTAGGAGGAATTGATTAATGACAACCAGATGGAAAACCCCGTCCCTTCCATGGGCGGGTACACTGGACGACTTTTTCAGCGTTAAGGATGACATTGAGGTTTTGAGAACCAGCATCACATTTATTTTGCTTACCAGCTATGGCGAGAGGGTGATGCTTCCGACTTTTGGCTCCACTTTGTCGAGAGTGTTATTTGAGCCAAACAATACCTATACGGTGGACAGCTTAAAAGCATCTATTGTTGAGGCTATCAGAGCGTGGGACGATCGTATAGAAGTGATTGAAGTTAGTGCGACGAGCTTTAATGAGCAGTTGGACGTAGCTGTAACTTTCCGTAGCACGAAAGACCCGACGGCAACAACTCAGACGGTAATGTTGCCGGTTAAACTTTCGTCGATTACCCATAACGATTAAGGAGTGTTCTGATGGTTCAGAAGCCGGCAATTAATTACACGAATGTGACTTATGAATCTATTCAAGCCGCAATAAAAGCTTGGATACAGGCTAAGTTTCCTGATACATGGTCGGATATGTACGAGAGTTCGATGGGCCAGGTTTGGGTTGAGGCAGTGGCTTATGCTTTTGACCAGTTGAACTTTGGGCTTAATTATGCGGCTAACGAGGTGTATCTTCCTTCGGCACGTGACCGCCAAAGCGTTATGGATATCGGGAAAGCTGTGGGTTATCAGATGCGGACAGCCACCGCCGCTTCTGTTAAATGCGCGGTATCTATAGCTTCGGTTCAGGCCAAGGATGTTGTTATTCCTCCTGGCGTTACGTTGACCGCAACATCTGGTGTCACTTTCAGGACGCTTGAACAGTGGTATATTCCAGCAGGCTCCCTCTCTGCCGAGATTTACATGTCGGAAGGTGTTGCCCATTCAGACAGCTTTACTTCTGATGGTTCGTCCTTCCAGAAATTCAAATTGACCACCAACGAGGTTGTTCACGGCTCGATAACCGCAAGCGTATCTGGTACGGAGTGGACGAAGGTTGATGGTTTGATAATGGCTGATTCCGCTACTCAGGCATATGAAATCGAGTATGACGTTGACGATTATGGGTACGTCAAGTTCGGTGACGGAACAAACGGCATCGTGCCAGCTATGGGTGAACCTATAACTGTAAATTACAGAGTTGGCGGCGGGCTGGCAGGCAATGTGGCGGTAGGAGAGATTAACCAGGTCGACAATAATAACTGTTATTTACGTGATATTCTACCTACAACGTATGTGGCGGTTACGTTTTATAATTCCGAAAGAGGTACAGGTGGTCTTGAGGCCGAGACGGTAGAACATGCGAAGATGGGAATACCTCACTGGACAAAGGCTGCTGGCAGGGCGGTGACGATTAATGACTTCAACATTCTGGCAGTTCAGTTCAATGACCCTACGTATGGCAGCCCGGCGTTCGCCAGTGCAAAACTCAAATACATCATCCCTGAGTATAACATCGTTCAGATGTTTTTGTGGGCAAGAGATAACGGAGGGAACATTGTTGTTCCCAGCTCCGGTCTCAAAGATGCCATATTTGCGTATTTTATGAACGATGGAACAAATTCAGTAAGGGTTGCGTGTACGGAGATGGAGGTGGAGGACGGTGGCATATTGAAAATCGACGTTAATGCCGAACTGACTGTCGATAGTGATTACTCCATAGCCACCGTCGAGGGCGACGTATCGACGGCCTTGAACAGCTTTTTCGACAGTACCGACGTTATACCTGGCTATGATATACGCCTCAGCCACGTCTACAGAATCATTCAGGATGTATCGGGAGTTCTGCATACTCTCATCGTCAACGTTACGGCACACAGGGAGACCTCTGAGGTGCTGGCTGGAACATCGGGCACATTCGACCTGCCGCCAGGACAACCCATAGCCCCCGGCTCTGTTGTGATTGCCGACGATTCAAACACTCTGACGGACGATAAAGATGGAAACCTGGTTGGTGATGGCTCTGGCACTATTGACTATGATACAGGAGCATACAGCTTTACTCTCACAGCTCCATCTGGAGACATCGTTGCTACGTATGGCATTATTGAAATGTACCAGAGAGGGAAGGCTGAACAGACGCTGGACGGGACAACCGAAACCATAAAAGGCGTTCTTCAGTATCCGCCGGTCATCCCGATAGACCCAGTATCTGGGGCTAATGGTATAGCTTTTGCTGTTGCTGACCGTGTTGTGGTAGATGATGGCAATGGCAATCTGGTCGGCGACGTTAATCCGTTGGGTGTGAACCGCATAGATTACGATACAGGGGCGTATGAGTTCACCCTGTCCACATTGCCGGCCAACGGTTCTATTTTGTACTCGACGTATAAACAGCTTCTCAGGGTAAATGCCGAAGATATTCCCATTGATGCCTCCGATATGCCGGTAAAGGGTACGTGGACGTTCTCCTCTTCTAGCTGAGATCGTTATGAGCTATTCGTTCTACGAATTGCTGCCTGCAATAATTAAGCTCAGAGACGCTATATCCTCTGGGCAGGAAAGTGACACCCTGCTCCAGAAGATTTTTTACATGCTTGACCAGGAGGCTGATTGGGCTGACGGCAAGATCAACACCATCTATGACCTTATTGACCCCAACGACTGTCCGGAAGAGTATCTTCCTATGCTTGCCACGTTGGTCGATTTCCCTTTGCAGGGCGGTTGGACTGAAGATAAGAAGCGGATGGCAATACTGGGTGCGGTCAAGCTTTATTGCAGAAAGGGTGTTGTTGCGAGTTGGCGGGCTGTCCTCGCTATGTTCGGGCACCCCGAGATGGATATTCAGGAACTTTATAAAAATGAAATCCATCCCGTCGACGGCTACTCGACCGAGAAAGACTATTTCGATTTCCCTGCCGCCAGAATTGATTTGACGGAATACGGCTCTACGATACTGCCGCCGGATACCGATCCCGTTTGGCAGGGTATTGAATTAATGCGCCCGATACATGTTCTTGTCCGTAGAGATTTGGTTAAAGATGAAACCCAAGATGCCATATCCGCTTCGGACTCCACCGAGGCTGGCTCTTTCTCCAAAATAACAGATTGTGCCGGCATGTTATCCGATGGGGATGTCACCCTTCCTGGCGAAGAGTGTCAGGTGGGCTTGCAGATTTCCTCATACGCCTGCACTAACTTCTCTTGTGAAGCTACCAGTTGTGAAACCTTTTGTGAAGGGTCGTGTGAGAGCATTTGCGAAACTGAATGCGAAACCTCATGCCAGATCGGTTGCGAGAACGTGTGCCAGACGTTTTGTGAAGGAGAATGTGAAAGTTTTTGTGAGGGTACATGTACGGTTTCATGCCAGGTGTGGTGCCAGCTATATTGCCAACAAAATTGTCAATATAAGGTGCAGTCTACATGAGCAAGGTTTTAGGTTTCTTTGATGTAGCGTATGTGATTAATCTCGATCACCGACCAGACAGAATGGAAAATGTGACTAGAGAGATGCAGAAAGTGGGCATAGATTTTGTGAGGGTGCCGGGTGTGGAATATGTCGGCGACGGCAAAGATTTGCCTGATGCCCCCGGCTATGAAACGCCGGACAAGAAATGCAGGGCTTTGGGTTGCAGTCTTGGGCACAGGCGGGCGGTGCAGATGGCTAAGGCTTCAGGAGCATCAAACTGCCTGATTTTTGAGGATGATGTAACTTTCATCCAGGGATTTGCGAAAGAGGCTTCTGCCGCCTTGAGGGAGTTAAGATGGGTGGATTGGGAATTGTTCTATTTTTACAGCGACCCTCACCTTGTCCCTCCATTATCTGTCGGGATAACTGAACATTTGCGGATTCTTCCTGGAACTTGTTGCTGCCATGCGTATGCACTTAACAAGAGGGCGATTGATTATTTTTTGGGGGAGTTCAATCCTCCTTATAATGGGATGATTGTCGATTATTTCACCAAGAGTGCTCCACTTGTTAAAGTGGCCACGAAAGTAAATCTTGCTTTTCAGGCGAGTGGATTCTCTGATATCAAACATGAGTATGTGGTCAATAGTCCTGGCAAACCTCATGTGTGCGTTAAAACGAAAGAAGAATACGAGGCGTTGATTAAAGCATGAGTGATACTGGGTTTTATTTTTATAATCTGCTGCCTTGGATTGTCAGACTGAACGACCAGATTGCCGCAGGGTCTGATACTAATACTACGTTACAGGGCATATTTTCGATATTAGACCTTCAGGCGGATTGGGCTGATGAAGAGGTTCTCGGTATATACAACTTGATGAACGCTGAGGTGTGTGACGCCGAGTTCCTTCTTTATCTGTCAGCCACTCTGGGCACCGCTGTCACCACAGATATCTCGCCAATTTTCCGCCGTTGGTTTGTACGCAATCTTGTGAAATTTCATAAGATAAAAGGCACCCACATGTCGTGGGATAAGCAGTGGTTATGGCTAACTGAGAACGCTTACGGGGCAACTGAGCTATGGAAGGGGCAAATTCATGAGGTGGGCGACTATGAGCAGTCAGAAGATCCTAACCATCAGTTAAATTCGGCGAGGTTTGACGTTTATAGTTCTGATGGTTCAACGTATCTTGTTCCCTCTGAAGCTCAGCTATATGTCAATAAAATAGATGACCTTAGACCTGTACATGTTCTCCTTCGTTATTGGTATTTGGCTGGCGGAATTGATGATTATTTTGCCCCTGTGCTTGAAGAGCCAATATTTAATGCTCAGGCTAATTTTGAAGACTCGGCTCAGAACTTGTCCGATTATGTGACCACAAGAGTGGTATGTATTGGCTCTTCGGTGGTTTGTCAGAGTGGTTGTGAAAGTTTATGTGAAGATTGGTGTCAAACGGGTTGTGAAACCATATGCGAACACTTCTGCGAGATAGATAGTTGCCAGATAAGATGCATGTTTTCTAGCGAGGGCAACCAGCAGTGCCAGACAACGTGTATGATTTTAACCGAACCGGCATGCCAAACAAGTTGTGTATTCTCAGCTGTAATGAATCAAATATGTTATGCCAGTTGCCAATTGGCAATTCAACCTTGGTGTCATACGAGTTGCGTAGGTGCACTTGAGCCCTTCTGCCAGACATCCTGTACGGTTTGTAATTGTGAAAGTTATGCTTTTTGCCAGACATCATGTATTGGTTTAACTCAAGCTGCATGCCAAACAATGAATATGATGTCAGTTGGTCCTTACCCAAGACCTCCTTGGTGGCCACCGGCGAATGAAAGTATCCCCGATTGGCTTTGGAATCGTCCTGGTGGTGATCCCTGTCTTACTTCTCAAACATTGACAATACGACCGCCGTGGTTTCCACCACCGGGTGACCCTTGTTTCACTTCTCAAACATTTCCTCCTCTACCCCCAACGTCCCCATGTCCTACACATTGTGAATTCGTCTTTGAAGGCGGTGGTGTAATTTGGTCTCCCACAGGTCGATTTTATTGTTATAATGATCCGTTTGGTGACAGTCCCACACCTGTACCGCATATTTTTGGTGGAGACGGCTATATAGAAATGCGGTATAATGGAATTCTTAAAGGACTATCCGTAACAACCAATTTTACAAATCATTTTAGCCCTAAGTTAATTAGCGTCTCGTTTTCGGCTAATAAAGAAGGAACAACTTTAACTGGAGCCCCAACAACTGGGGATATTAGTGTACCTCTTAGTGGTATTTACCACGCTATAAATAATTCAGATGGCACCGCCGTTGTATCAAAAGGCGATCTCATTGGCTTATCAGCAAGTTGCAGATATGAAGGTGGTGGAGCAGGCAGTGTTTGGGGCAATGTTGATGTGACTTTTGATATTGAGGTTACGAGTTAAATGCTCTATAACATTGGTTAAGTTTAAGTGTCCGTTTGGTATAAAAAGGTCTAAGGAGGTTTAGAATGAAGCAGTTGACAGAGGGGTGCTCACTGAGGAACTCAGCCGTCTGTGAGCCGAAAACTTTGGATTTTGAAATCGAGGGGCGTAAGTTTTCCTATGATTGCAATTCAATGAAATTGTTCCAACTCGAAGAGGGAGAGAGCATTACTGGGGCAGATCGTGTACCCCAGTTCCCTTTCACGTCATGGTTTGGCGTTTCTGCAATGGTGCTGGAAGCCACCCACGCCTGCCATAATGCTTGCCGCTATTGCTTTGTTGACCTGAAATACGATGACCATGTCCACACGATGAAGCTGGACACGGCTTTACGGGCTATAACCTACTTTTTCCCCAGACCGGAAAAGGGGTTTAATCCTCGGGTTAAAGCCCCCCATATCGGGTTCTTCGGCGGAGAGCCGTTACTCAACTGGCCACTAATTGATGGGGTGACGGGGTTCTTAAGGGGGTATTGCCACCCTATACGCCCGTCGTTGGGTATGACCACGTCTGCCGTTCTAATGACAGAAGAACGAGCTAAATACCTCACCGATCACGGATATTCCTTTATCGTCTCGTTGGACGGACCCAAAGATATTCATGATGCCTTTCGCCCGCATAAAGATGGAGACGGAACGTATGACAGGGCTATTCAGGGCATTAAATACCTGAACGACGCCGGCACCAGGAACATTACCCTGAGAGGCACGTTCACCGCAGACTGCGTGAGATTGCTGGACAGGGTCGTTCACCTCAACGAACTTTGTGACGTGGGGATGGGCAACTGGGCGTCCGTGGAGCCAGCAGACCTCTCTGAACACGCCTGCGTCAAGGCTGGACCGGGGATGGTGTTCACCCCCGAAACCGTGAGGGCTTTGGAATCTGAATATATGGCGTGTGCCAAATGGTTTGTTGAGAGGGTTAAAAATGGAAAGAAAGTCAGATTTCATCAGCTGTATAAAACGGTGGAGCGATTGCTCTACGGGTTTGCTTCCCCCAATGAGTGTGGGGCTGGCAGGGCATATATTGGTATCGGACCAACAGGTTCTATTCATGCATGCCACAGAGAGAACAACTCCTACATTGGTCACATGGACAAGGGGTGGATTGACGAAGCCCTCCGTGCTAAATGGGTGGATAACAGAGGCATTTACACTAGACCTAAGTGCGTAGCCTGCCCTATACGCTTTGTTTGTGGGAGTGGGTGCAGGGAGTCGTCTCTTGGGGATTCTGGGGATATAACTATACCTAACGTCATTTCTTGCGAGTTTTGGAAGCTGTTTTTCAAGGCTGCGGTATGGGTGGTGTCTGAGGTGGATAAGGCAACATTGATGACTGCCATACCTATGCCTCAAGGGTTGTGCCGACCCAAGATTGGGCAATGTAAAGGCTGTGTAGATAAAGGAGAGCCTGTTGAAGGTAGCCCTGCTCCGTGAGTCCGGAGGCTATGGTGATATAATAACCATGTCCGCTGCCGGGCAGTCAGTAAAAGCCAGGATGGGTGCAGATGTCCATGTTGAGGCGTTTGTACCTAAAGATTTCGAGCAGGCGGCAGATCATCTTGTGGGCATTGATTCTGTGGTGGCATTGAACCCTCCGCCAATACATAGTAGGAGAAGACGCGATACTTATTTGGATGTTCATCAGCACCCATATCTCAGAACGGTATTTGAGGCTAAGCCCGATAAGATAGTTGATTTGTTTTGCCCTGGTTTTCTTTATGAAGAGACGACACGTGATGAAATTCTGTACAGCAGGGCACAACTTTTCGCTATGGCTGCCGGCGGTCTTGATGTGTCGAAGGTTGCACCTATTTGGCAAATTGAGCCGTGGGAAGCAGATAATGCAGAGTATATGATGAAAACTCTGAAGCTGGAGGATGGGTTTATAGGTGTTGCTTTGCGAGGGACATGCAGTTGCAGAACTTTTCCTGCGGATAAGTGCCAGGAGCTTTTGATGGGGATAAAGAAAATGGGGTTTCAGATAGGGCTTTTGGATTGCGTACATCCTAAATATTCTTTACCCTCTGGCTCTGTAAGGATAGTCGGGTTTGATATTCCGACCGTGGCGGCCATACTAACTAAAGCGAGGTTGCTGATCACCGTAGATACAGGAATGTTGCATTTAAGTCAGGCAGTGGGCACGAAATTTATAACAATTTTCGGTCCCACGACAACTGCTATAGTAAATACTTATGATAACTGTGTGGGTAAAGTTGTAAATCCGGGAACCAAATGCTCTGTACCATGCAATTACAGAAGGATGCTTGGGTGGAACAGTGAAGTTTGTAGGAAGACGGGGTGCGATAGAATGTTATCGGTTGAGGTGCAGCAGGTGCTTTCAACCTTTAAGGAGGCATTATGAGTTGCATGATATGCGTTTTCTCATATGAACGTTATGGACATTTGAAATTGTGCCTTCATTATCTTTCTAAGGCTATAGAGGGTATGGATTTCAAAGTAGTGGTTATGGATGATGGGAGCAAAGACGAGCGTATTCCTGGAATGTTGCACCAAAAGGTGGTGTCCAATGAAATAGCCAGATTTATGACCAGTACTAATCCACGAACAGAGGATACCCAATCAAATAAAGCCGCCCGTATTGGGCTTCAGCGTCAGGCTGCGGTTGAGTATTTTCTTACTATCGGGACAGAACCGTATCTTTTTCTCATGGATGATGATATCATTCTAGGCAAAGGTGTTATACAGGAGGCCGTAGCTGATTTCGAGATGATGAGGAATATAACGGACGCTAATCCTGGAGGGTTGTCGCTTCACGCAATGTTTGCCCATGATGGTTATAGATATTTTGGTCAGAATATTTTTTGCGAATGTAGATTCTCTGGCGAAGCCAATATGCTTCTGAGCAGGGACGGGCTACAGAAAACAGGGAACAAATTTAACGACCAGAAAAGTGGATTTGGGGATACGCAAATTAAAGCTATACGGGATGCTGGCTTGAGATATTACACCCGCGTTCGTCCTCCTTATGCTGTTCAACATATAGGGATAGGGCTTGGCGGTTCAGTTATTCATGCGGGGGTTGTTCGTCAGCCGAAATGGACATGCCACCCATATAGACATCTCTTCAAAGAAGACCAGGGCAAGCTTGTGTGTGTGCCGGGCTTTAACATAATCAGATACACGGAGCTTCTGGGGCAGGTGGATCCTTCTCAGGCTCCTTTGGTTTATCTTGATAGGATTAAGGAGTTATCCAATGGAAGCGAGTAAATTCTTTGAGCATGTCTCTGAGCCGAAAGGTGCTTTCCGTTTAGAGGCAGTAGGCAAGGGCGGTGAACGGAAAGTGTTGGTTGACATCAATAATTTGATAGTCAAAAATTTTGCCACCCAGTGCTCATATCTCCTGGCAGGCGATGGGCTGAACGACAGATATATTAACCGTATAGGTTATGGTGTGGGCACGTCTGAGCCTTCGGTAGACGATTATGAGCTTACACGGTATGTACCTTATGGCGAGGAAGAGGGGGATCCGTATATCGCTGTGGCTACTGTGGACGATGTTCAGTTCCCCACGACGTACAGCGTGAGGTTCCGGGCGACGGTGGAGGCTCCCGATTTTAACGGCGTGGAGTGGAGTGAAGCTGGGCTTATGACAGCTAACACTAGTCCTTATTTAATGTCTAGAGTAACTTTCCCGCCGCAGATGAAGTCCGAGTATTGGTCTTGGACGGCTGCGTGGACGATATATTGGATCCCAGCATAAGGAGTGAAAAATGAAGGGTTTAGTTGAAATTCAGAAAATGAACAGGGACGGTGAGGTTGTTGATGAACGGAAGATAACTAATCTGGTGGTTTCAGGAGCATACGTCAATCTAGCCCGCCTGCTGGCAGGTCCGGAGCATAATCTTAACCGTGAAATCACCCAGATGCAGTTTGGGACGGGAAGCATGTCGCCGGCAATCACCGACACTCGTCTTCAGCTACCAATTACCCCCGTTAAGACGATTCAGTCGGTGGACATATTTTATGCAGAGTTTTCAGTAAGCTTCAGGGCATTCTTGCTTGCAGAAGAAGGCAATGGGTTCTCTATATCGGAAGCTGGGCTGATAACCGATTCAAGAGTCCTGATTGCTAGATGCGGGTTCTCCGGTTTAGAGAAGACTTCAGACTATATTCTAGGGTTTACCTGGACTATTGTAACTGGCGAGTTCGATTACTAAAAAATATTTCTTGACAGTGGCCTTTTAAGACTGTATACTAGAGATGTGGTTGATGCTCACTGTCAAATGAAAAATTTCCGAGTGGCGCAAAAGACCTTTCTTAGCAGAGTGTCAACCACCTTTGTGCCACTCGGTTTTTTAAGGAGAGTCGGATATGAATATGAAGAGAGAAATACCAGCACATGTTGGTACACCTGAGATCTGGTTTAATCACCATGATCACACAACTGAAGAAATGAAAAAGCTATTAAGCAAAAGAAAAATAGATCCATTTCGATCGTGCAGAGTAACTCGTGACATGCCGATAGATAGGATATTTTATCGCAGGACTCTTCTGATTGTCCCGCACCTCGCCGGTATATGGAGAACCTCGTGGCGGGATCCAGAGGTTCGAGAAGCGATGGAGCGGAGCCTTGCTCTGGTCGGCGACCAAATAGGTGTTACGGACATCCACATCTATAGCAAGGGTCCGAAGTTCGCTTTCACTTGGAAGGTGAATGGCACTACATACAGGACTAGGGTTATGCCCAATACAGTCCAGTATGACAGGAAGATAGAAACCAAGAAGCCGATAAAAGCTTAAAATTTGGCGAGGTTTAACGCCCCGTCCGGTATAATGCTTTTACGGAGAACAATAATTTCAGTAAGGAGAATTGAAATGGGTGCACCTGAATTGAAGGCTTTCGATGATGCGAGAACGGAAATCGAAACTTTGGCTATCCGTTCATTTGAGTGTGAACCATCAAAACTTGAACTGGCGACAGAGGTGTCGTCAACTGCGACGACTTTGACCATCGCTGGTGTAAGGGGCAGGGATGTTCAGCCTGCCAAAATGAGTAACCATCTAGTTCTTCGGCGAGTCGAAAAATTTATGGGCATCAGCCCATCACTAATCAAAGAGTTTTACGACGACAAAGACCTTTTGAGAGCGATTTTCAAACACACACTGTCTCACAGAGATAATGACCAAGTGCGGTTCATTTGCCGTGGAAACGAGGTTATCGACATAACCGACACTCAAAAGCCGTTTGTGTCTCCATTAACGTCGTTTGACATGGTGGCCGACATTTTGGGAAAGAACATCTTCGGCATCTCACGTTGCGGTGTCGGGTACGGGACTGACGGCTTCGAGGCTGAGTTTGTGACTCAGGTGAACAACGCCCCGAAGAAAGACAAGGGCGACCTGTCTTATGCCGGCATCTATTTCCATAGCGATGGAGAGATGTTGGTTGAACCTTTCGTGTACCGTCTTGTCTGTAGCAACGGGGCTATTCGCAGGTCATCTGTGATGCGGCTGTATGATAGCACCGAGAGCTACATGAAGTCTCTTGGTTCGGCTGTGTCGGTTGAGGTCGTGGAGAGCCAGAAGATGCTCGAGAGGTTTATCAAGAGTGCAGAGATTCCCGTAACCGACCCTGTTCGGCTTATTACGGCTGAGGGCAGACGTAGCGGGCTGCCTGACCACGCAGTTCGAGGGTTCATTGAGTCAGTTCCTGCTATGGGCAGGGATGTAACTATGTATGATGTCGTCAATATGTTCACTTCAGCGGCCAATGAGCAGAATTCGAGGACTGCCAGAATGAAGCTGCAAAAGGCAGGTGGCGGACTGACAAATGATTCTGACCATTATAATCATTGTGTGGAATGCGGTCAGTTGCTTTATGTAAAACATCACAATTAAGGCGTTTAGACGTACGGCGGGAATTCCCGTCCCTTTTGAAAACTTTACCAGAAGAGGGGTAAACGATGAAAACTAATTTGTCTCCTGAAACCATTACCGAAATGTATACGCAATTCGAGGCTATGATGTGGTCATATACGGAGAAAGCGTGGACGGCTGTCCGTAAACCTTGCTATTATAGTAAGGAAGACCTCTTTCAGGAAGCGAACATCATATTCATGGAAGCGGTGAAGAAGTACATGCCCTCAAAGGGCTCGTTCTCCACCCTTCTTTCTCGCAAGCTGCATAATCGGTTTGCGTGGATTGTGGTGAAAAGTTACGGATATAATGATCTCAATCCCGCCGAATTGACTGGACAGGAGGTAGAAATTAGGGGGCGCACGTCCCCTGAATACTCAAAGGAAATAACCATAGAGGATATTAACCTTGTGGGCAGTATTTCTGCTGAGGCTAGGGAGTTAATTAATCTCGTGCTCTCTCCTCCGACTGACCTGCTCGAAATGATGCTCCAGCATGAGGCGAAGGCGGATGCTGAGGTTACAAAAACAGGCAACCGTGCAAAGGCAACGCAAAAACATCGGCTGAGTCCAGTGTTGAGAGAATATATGGGGCTTACGCCTCGTCAGTATACGCATTTACGTAAAGAGATTCTCGCAAAAGTGGCTGTGTGAAACTTGGCGAGGTTTAATATCTCGTCCGGTATAATGCTCTTGGAGGAAATATGAAAGCCGAAGAGAGACAGGGCATTTATTCCACTTTGAGAGATAGGGTCAAAATTGACCAAATCCACCTCACAAAAGAATGTTCCGAGCATCCGGAATTGTTTGCCTTGGTATGCGATCTCATTGTTAATACTGAGGTTGAGCTTAGTTTAGCCGAGCGTGAATTGAGCCGTGTAAAGGGTACGGCTCTGCTACGGGCACTCAAATCGGTGCAAAGCACTGGGTGCAAATCAGCAGAACGTTCCAAAGTGCTTCAAGCGATTACAGATGAAGATCCAGATGTGCTTGTGGCAGAGGATATTGTTTTGACTATAAAAACCGAACTCAGCAAATATCATCGTCTTTATGAGGTGTTCAGGGCGCGTAAGGACATGTTAACAGAGGTTAGCCGTCGTGATATGGATACCGTATTTCAAGATCGTTGGCAGAAAAGGAGGGTAGAACAATGACCGAACCAGAAAGAATAGGTTACAACATCGGAATTTTGGTTGCCGAGAAATTGCCAGATAAATACATGGTGAGCAAAGACAGGTTTATCCTGGCGGCAAAAGAACTAGAATGCAAAATGGCAGGGGATGGACAGCTACCGAGTGAGTATAACTGCAATCGTTTATTAGGTACAAATGTAAAGGCTACCCAATATTTCAAAGGTATGGAAGACGGTATCGCTGAGGTGTGGAAAAGGAAATCCGATGCTGCCAAGCAAAAAAAACCTACTGTTTGAGTTGGAAGAACCTAAAGACGGAGCGACCGAAGAGCCAAAGAAGGAAGTTAAGAAGCGGAAGCCGAAAGTGGCAGAGCTGCCGCCTAACACTCCTGAAGGCATAACGGAAGAGTGTGTCAAGTGTTTAGCTTATCCTTGCTGCAATTCCCCTTTCATGAATCCTTATGGTAAAAATGAGCTGGGGGTAGTTTTGGTAGGGGATTGTCCTAGTGCCGAGGATGACAGACGTGGCAGGCCATTTATGGGGAATGACGGGGAAGAGTTGTCGCTTATTTTACGGTCAATGGGTCTCGATGTGGGCAGGGACTTCCTGCGGCTTAATGTAATGCAGTGTTTTCCTGCTAACGGGGAATTCAAGAAAGTTTCGGCGAATAAATGTAAGCATCGTTGGCATAAACAAATATTAGACTCGAAACCTCAACTCATAATAATGCTGGGTGGCGATGCCTGGAAGTTGGTGGGCGACCCGCCATTACCTCTTAGCGGACATCCTCCAAACATCACAAGTGTCAGAGGACGGGTATTTCCTTTACGGCAATATGGGTGTTGGGGTTTAGCTACGTTGCATCCGCGAGAAATATTCAAATCTTTAGATAATAAACGTGATCCTAATTTGCATAAAGAGATTACGGATTTGGTGACAAAAGACTTATGGCGAGGTTTTGAACATCTTGGAAAACCCTTGCCGGAACTTCCTAACCCAAAAGACTATATGGTTATGCGGACAGTAGAAGAAGTTCTGAACTTAGAAAAAGCGTTGTTTGACGACGATAGGCCTGTTAGTGTCGATTATGAAACTAATCAGGCTGACCCTTATGGACCTAATCCTCCTCAGATTCTATTTCTTTCTGTGGCGATAATGGGGGCAGAACATTTTTCTTTTATTATACCTCTTGACCACAAAGAGCATACGTGGTTGCCTGAAGAACGTCTTGAGGTTGTTCGAATTATTACACGGATAATGAGCAAAGAGAAAAAAAAGATTGTCCAGAACGTTAGTTTTGAGATGATGTGGACGGAGATCTATTTTGGTGTCCCGTTTGAAAATTACATATATGATACAATGTTGGGTGCCCATGTTATCGATAGCCGTAAAGGAACGACAAGCCTGGCTTTTCAGGTATTTGAACTTAATGGAGACAAATATAAGGAAAAAGTTGACAGGCTGAACCTTGCTGATACGTCACTTGAAGTTGCGGCAGAATACGGGGGGTTGGATGCCCGATATCCTTTAATGCTGACTCAGGCACATGAACAAAAAATGGAGGCCGAGCCTTTTATTAAGGAGGGGTATAAACTTTGTCATGATTCAATCCGAACACTTACTGAAATGGAAATGACCGGCATTCGTGCTGATCGGGAGGCTTTGCAGGAGCTTAAAGAGGATTGTGCCAAAGAAATTCAGGCTATCGAAGAATGGGTTTATGGCTCTGAGCCCTTTCAAAAATATATATCTTTAACAGGAAAAACCCCCAATTTCGCGCATGTGTGTGTCAATAAGGTTTTGTTCGACATAATGAACCTCCCAAAATCGAAACGTACAACCAGAGCTGGAAATCCTGAAGTCGGGCAGGACGCTCTAGCTGAAATGGCAAATGAGATGAAGCCAGACACATTTGAGTGGGAGCTGGTTAAAAAGATTGCCAGAGGTTCACGCCTTACCAAACTGATGTCTAATTTTATTCAACGGTTTGAAGCATCTATCCACCCAGATGGCCGGTTTCATCCTGGTTTTCTAATGCATGTTGTGGAAACATACCGTAGTAGTTCGACGAATCCGAGTTTTCATAACCTGCCAAAACATGACCCCTATACGTTGAAGTTCAGGAAAGTGATAGCCGCTGATCCAGGGTATTTGCTCGTTTCTGGCGACTTTTCAGCGGCAGAAGTGCGGTGTCTTGCGATGAGAAGCAAAGACCCCACGCTGGTGAAATACATGAAAACCGGCTATGACATGCATAAAGAATGGGCTGCAAAAGGGTTAAAGTTGCCTCTTGACCAGATTAAAAAGGAACTGAGGCAGATATTCAAGAATAAGCTCGTTTTTCCTTGGTATTACGGGGCGACGGTAGGCACAGTGTTGCGGGGCTTAAGGGATGGGGCGGTCGAGTTATCAGATATTTCAGGAATGGCTACTGAGATTCAACGCCTTCGCACCATAACCTACGAGGAAGTTTTGCAGATGGAGAAGTTGTTTTGGCGGGAGTTTGCGGGTGTGCACAAGTGGCAAAAAAAGGTGTGGACAGAATACAAAGCTACCGGATATGCTGAGCTGGCTTCGGGGTTTAGACGACGAGGTCCACTTGAGTATAACGAATTGATTTCTACGGTTATTCAGGGTCCTACTTTCCATATAGTTCTAAAAGGGTTATGCGAGACCCGTAATCGATTGGTGGACGAAAAGCTTAAAGCTAAGCCCGTTATAGAGGTTCATGACGATGGTTTGTTTCTCGTTCCCGAGGATGAAGTATCTAAATTTTTAAGTATTGCTGATGAAGAATTTACGAAAAAGCGGTACGATTGGCAGGGGGATGTGCCTATGAACGTGAAATGGGGAAAGGGTAAAAATTGGTATGAAATGGAAGATATTGAACTTTCTTGAGAAGTTTAACCTGTCGCCCGGTATAATACCTATGAAAGGAAAATTTGTATGCACAGCTTTTTACTTGGGCTACTTTTAGTTATTGGGCTGGTCGTCGCAGTCCTGATAGTTGCAGTGGTTGTCTATATTTTGGCAAAGGCTGTAACTGCGGGCATACTGTCGGCGACCAGATATTACAAACAAAAGGACGAGAGTAAACGTCCGTCTCATTTTTGAAAAGGAGAGAAGTATGGCAATTCCGTCAAATCAGAACAGGCGTCCAGGTTTCGACCCGGCAAGAAGGGCAGAAGCTTTCAAGGCAGCAACAGAGAGGAGCAAACATCCAGGCGGCAACAGGAAAACGTATGTTGATGCCGCAGCCCTCGAGCGTGCCGGCATCCGAAAGTTTCAGGCGAAGGTTGGCCCAAACTTCCTTCGTGTGATTCCGTGGTCGAAAGACCCCAACGAGGTGTGGTTCATGGAAATTGGTGTTCACTACGATGAAGGGCTTAATAACGACAATTTCCTTTGTCCGAGGGTCACTAACCATATGCCATGCCCTGTTTGCGAAGAGTTTCAACGCATCCATGCTGAGGGCGGCGACAAAGATGCCACACGGTCATATCGTGTAACCACACGATATCTGGCGTATGTTGTAAACGCTAAGAATGAGGAAACCCTTAGCGAAGGTGTGCACCTCTACGACTTCCCGCCAACCGTTTTTCAGGGAATTATGGACGCATCTACAAACCAGAGAACTGGTGACATTGTGTTCATAGATACCCCTAATGATGGAAAAGTCGTCAGCTTCGTCCGCACTGGCACAAGCATGAAAGACACCAGATATTCTGCGTTCAAGCTCGAAGATGAGACGACTAGGCTTGGCGCTGAGTTCTTCGATGTGCCGGAGATCTCAGATTTCCTTATCCTCGCCCAGTACGACGAGATAAAGGCAGCGATGGACGGCACTGCCCCGCCAGCAGAAAATTCTTTCGACGATGACCCTGAAGAGTCAATTGATGATGCTGAAACCGCTATGGTGGATGAGGGCTTTGGCGAAACCGTAGAGGAGTCGCAGGAGCTGGCAGAACCCGAAACTGAGACGGAAACTGCCTCTAAACCAAAAGTTGCCATAAAGCCACTCTTGCGTCCAGGCGTTAAGCCTACATCGGCAGCATCTCAGATGGTTGAGAGGGCACATAAGAACATCGAGACCGCCCGCAAACATCGCATGCAGAAATAGGAGTGCTTTGTGAGAAGAAAAGCTGTTTCGCTTGATCTGGCGGAAGAGACCGAAGATGACGTTGTTCTTCAGCTTTTGAAGCTTCCGAATGTAGTGTCATGGTTAAGCACGGGATGCACTGTCCTAGATTTGTCTCTTTCGGGTAAACTGCCCGGCGGGTTCCCTGCCGGGCGAGTTTCCCAAATCTACGGGCAGACCTCGACGGGCAAAAGTGTAATGGTGCAAGAACCTTTGGGATCAGCTCAACGGCAGGGCGGCAAGGCTTTCTTTGCCGATTCTGAGTTTTCGTTGGATATCGACCGAGCTATGGCTATTCACGGCATTTCCGTTGACCCTAACCGGTGGAACTATTTTTGCCCCAAATCCGCCGAGCAACTTTTTGACGTGTATATCGAGTCTATTTTGAATGGTCGTGATTCCTTCCCGGAGAGCGAAATCAAGGTACTCAAGAAAAATGGTATTTACGACCTACTGCCTGATGGTCCACTGCCGCAACATGGCCCACCGTGTGCCGTAGCAGTGGACTCGCTCTCCGCTCTTTCTGATGAGGCAGAGATAGATCATAAGCTGGCAGACCCAATGGCTCGAGCGACAAAAGCCAAAGTGTTGAGTCGTGCGTTCAGGAAATACACCTACCCGGTCAGCCGCAAGAACTTGGCTTTGATTATGGTTGACCAGGTACGGTTTAAGCCTGATGCTCTTGGTAATCCAGAGACCACATCTGGCGGGCAGGCTCCTGGGTTTTACTCCAGCGTCCGTTTACGGCTTTCTGAAGCTGGTGGCCGTGAGGATAAAGCTGAACGGTGGATAAAAGATACACGTGGCAGAATCATAGGTGAGAGGTTCGGGTTTTTTGTAAAGAAAAACAAGGTTGCAATGCCCTTTGAAAAAGGGTATTACAGATATCTGTTCGGCTATGGGGTTGATGATATTGGCACAAGCCTCGAGTGGCTACGCCCTATGGGGGAAAGTGATCCCGCTAATGAGCTTAAGAAGAAGTTCTGGACAGGTTCTCATTTCTCTCTCGGCGGCAAGAAAGTAAACGGTATAGATAACGCTATTAAGATGGTAGAAGGTGAGGGGTTTGAGGTTGAACTCACGAAAGCTGTGCAGGAAGTATGGGATTTCACGCACCCAAAATTGGACCGCAAAGCAAGAATTAGATTGGAAAAAGAAGAGCCGTGCACCGAATAATCCTCGGAAATGTGCTTGACGAGCTTCAAAAGCTACCGAGTGAGAGCGTTCATTGTATTCTCACATCTCCGCCTTATTATGGGCTTAGATCGTATGGTACACCGTCTCAAATTTGGGGTGGCAATCCCGTATGTGAGCACGATTTCAGCATCGAGACTCCCCCGCCAAGGGAGAGGAACGAGGACGATGTCGTGAACCCCGACACGTTGCAAAACGCCAATCGTGGTGCTTGTTATGATGCGGAAGAGAACAGTGGACGATTTTGCTCTAAGTGTGGTGCTTGGTTCGGTCATTTGGGGCTTGAGCCAAACCCTATCATGTATATCGAGCACATGACAGAAATTCTTGTTGAGGCGAAACGGGTGCTCCGTAACGACGGCACTTTCTGGCTTAACATCGGCGACTCCTACGTAGGCGGCAAAGGCCAGAGTGGGACGAGAGGTGCTGAATATCAGGAAGCCAGAAACGATTCTGGCGAAAGCATAAACCAAGGGTATCAAACGCTTGGGGGTCCCGTACTTACTCGCCCAACTGATAATATGGTTATGCTTCGAGAAATGCGGATGAAGCCAAAAGATTTGATGGGTATTCCGTGGATGCTGGCTTTTGCTTTACGGGATACCGGATGGTGGCTTAGGCAGGACATTATTTGGGCTAAAAAGAACTGCATGCCTGAGAGTGTTAAAGATCGTTGTACTCGTAGTCATGAATATGTTTTCTTGCTTACCAAGTCGGAACAATATTATTACGACTGGTATGCCATTAGAGAGCCAGCAGCATATGATGGCAGGAAAGATGAAATGTTCAAAGGTGCGGTAAAGAGCTATGATGGCGTTATGCCTGGTGGTAAGCCTCACACTTTTGCCCAAGCAGGCCATCCGAGATGGAACAAAGATGAGAATGGTGAGAGGTATCGGAATAAGCGAGATGTGTGGTTTTTATCTTTACAGCCGTTTAAGGAAGCCCATTTTGCTACATTCCCTCCAGATTTAATCCGTCCAATGATTCTCGCTGGCACTTCTCAATACGGGGCTTGCTCAACTTGCGGTGCACCGTGGGAAAGATGTTTCGAGGACAATATTGTGGGGGATAGACTAGCTGATGGCTCGTTGCGGAAAAGTAAAGCTTCTCGTCGGGCACAAACTCCTGGCAGTGAGATAAATGGCGAAACATCCGCATTTAATTCAGGTACATGGAATGAGCCGAAATCAACGGGTTGGCGGCCAACGTGTTCGTGTGAGAAGAATGATCCTGTGCCGTGTAAAGTAATGGATATTTTTAACGGTTCTGGCACTTCTGGAATAGTGTGTTTGCAAGAAAGCCGTGAATATATCGGAATCGAATTGAAGCCTGAATATGTGGAGATGAGTGAACGACGATTAGACGCGGAGGCAAAACGCCTCAAATTTCTCCCCAAACAGGCAACTCTGTTTTAAGTTAAATGTCGAAAAATTAGGAGTGGCACGTGTATACCTTGACCCAAGGTAACGCTTTGGTCGAGCTTCAAAAGCTCCCATCTAACAGCGTTCACTGTGTCATAACTTCTCCGCCATATTATGGTCTTAGAAATTATAATACTCCTCCTCAGACATGGGGGGAATGGAGTGGGCATCTTGGAATGGAGCCGACACCAGATCTTTTTGTTGAGCATCTCGTAGAGGTGTTCCGTGAGGTCAAGCGTGTCTTGACAGCCGATGGCACTTTATGGGTGGTGATTGGCGACACGTATCACGGGTCGTGGGGCAATTACGGCAACCGTCCTGAGTTGGACGGCAAAACCCTGAACCAAAGAGAAAAGAACTGTGAAGCATATTCCCGTCGTGGTACGGCAGACCATAGGGAACGTCCACCGTCATCTTTCAAAATCGACGGGTTGAAACCAAAAGATTTGATGGGCGTCCCCTGGAAATTGGCTTTTGCTCTTAGAGATGATGGTTGGTGGTTGCGTCAGGATATTATATGGGCAAAGACTTCCTGCATGCCCGAGAGTGTACGGGATAGGTGCACCCGCAGCCACGAATATGTGTTCCTTTTCAGCAAGTCCTCACAGTATTACTACGATTGGTTTGCTATCCGTGAACCTGTGGCTGATGTCAGCATGGAACGTGTGAAATACGGTTGGGATTGCGATAGGCCGTCGACCAAGAACAACGCATTCCAGACGGGTGACGGTTTACACTTTGAGGTGATGGGTGATAGATGGACTAATTCTGCGGGCAGGAACAAGCGTGACGTGTGGTTCGTGGGTCCGAAACCTTTCAAGGGTGCACACTTTGCCACTTTCCCCGTTGAGTTGATTCGTCCGATGATTAAGGCTGGCTGCCCTGAAAAGGTGTGCAGCACGTGTGGAAAATCATGGGAGAGGCGGGTGGAAATGAGGCGCCCGCCGGCGGACGTGTATACGAAGAGCAAACGCCCGCTTGAAATATGTGCCTTTAGCATTAAAGGTGCTCCTGATAGAGCTTGCGGGCAGAAGTATCAGGACTGGATAAATGCCAACCCTCCTGATGACCGGTTGGAGCCAACCTGTGATTGCAATGCCGAAACCAAGTGCGGCACGGTGCTTGACCCCTTTAATGGGTCTGCTACTACAGGCGTTGTCGCTATGCAGGAGAAACGTGATTATATCGGCATCGAGCTGAACCCAGAATATGTGGTGATGAGTAAAAATCGTTTAGAGAAAGAAGAGCAAAGGTTGTCTCATTTACCTAAACAAAATCTGCTATTCGGAGAAACTGATGGGTGATAATTCTGTAAAAGATTTGTTTGGGGATAAAGAACAGATAGCCATAGGGAGAATGAAAGCATTCGAGCCCTCTGAGGGTTACCATCTGGCTTTCAGCGGGGGCAAGGATAGCATTGTCCTTCTCCATCTGGCTAAACGAGCAGGTATAAAATATGACGCACATTTTAATGTTACCAGTGTCGACCCTCCGGAGTTGATGCGGTTCATCAAGAAAGAATACCCAGAGGTTAAATGGGATAAGCCTGCGATGACGATGTTTCAGATTATCCGCCAACGGGCTTTCCCTACGAGCAAATGCCGTGTGTGTTGTGAGATACTTAAAGAGCGTGGAGGTGAAGGTAGACGGATATTGACGGGCATTCGCTGGGCTGAATCTCGTAAACGTAGCCTACGTAAGCCGGAGAAGTTTCCAAAAGCGGGGGACGGGGCGGCATGGGTAGAGCATTGCCGGACAGGTAAAGGTACAACCTATGTGCATCCGATTATCGACTGGTCAGATGAAGAAGTATGGCAATATATTCGCAACTATAAAGTGCCATATTGCTGCCTATACGATGAGGGTTGGAAACGAATGGGGTGCATAATGTGTCCTCAGGGTCGTCCTGCTAAGATGCGAAAAGAGGCTGCCAGGTGGCCACATGCTGCGGCAGCATACCAACGGGCTTTTCGATATCTGTGGGAATCAAAACATGAAGAACGTCCTTTTTATCAAAAATTTAAGGACGGTGATGATATGTTCGATTGGTGGTTAGAGAGAGGTAGATGGGCTAAGAAAGAAATGGAGGATTATGATGGAGAAGAATTGTTCGACGACGAACCAGACGGAACAGGAGATTATTCTTCGGCAGACGGGCGAGATGGCGGCGATGAAATATCTGAACAGGTTGACGGATGAGGAGCTAAAAGAAGGCCTCAACGTATGGAAAGAATACTGTATACGTAAAAAGCTTTTATGGGCTTTCATTTGCGGGTTTGTTTTAGGCATCATTTTCGCGTCTATGCCGTATGTTATACGTTAAATGAGGGGTGCAGGGTGCACAATCTTGAGAACTTTAATATTGACCTCGAAGCCGTATTCAAGAAATACGGAATAGATTACCAGCTTACGGGAGCTAACATAAGCCAGAAATGCGTCGGGGTTTGCTGCCCCTTCTGCGGGGACAGGAACTACCACATGGGGGTATTTAAGACCACCAAACGGTTTACCTGCTGGAAATGCAACGAGACCGGTAGCCTCTATGAGCTTCTCAAGGAGACGAACAATATAACGTGGAAAGAGTTTCTGACCATAGTAGCGAAACGCCCATCTCAACGCCCGACTGAGGCTATAGCCAATATTCTTCACAAGAAAGATAAAATTGAGCACGACGTTTTTACTATCTATAATAAAATGCCCAATGGATGTATTCCTATAACTGAAAACGTGGTTAGGCGTCATACGCTGCTTAGCGAGTTCATGAACAAACGAAATCTGAGCTTAGAGCAGGCTAAGATGTTCGGTGCACACTACGCTACGGCGGGTGAGATGGCTTGCAGGTTCTGCTTTCCCATTTTCGGCAAAACCATATTTCCAAACAAACCTCTGCCTTGGCAAAAGATGGTTTCATACCAGGGTAGGGACATTTCGGGGCAGGCGATTGCCAGATATAAGGGACCTCACAACTCTTGCGTGTCCTCGATTTTGTATGTGGTGGGAGATTACTCGAAGCGTTTGGTGCTTGTTGAAGGCGTTCTTGACGCATGGCGGATGGGCGAAGGAGTTGCGGCTACTTTTTCTGCACAACTTTCTGACGATCAGATAAATCTACTTATCGCAATGAAACCAGAGCAGGTTGTTCTGGCATGGGATGCGGATGCCTATACGAAAGCACTTAAAATGGCAAATAATATTGCACCGTTTTTGCCCTCAGTCCGGGTCGCTAAACTTCCTGTCTGGGTCAACGGGAAGAAAGCTGACCCGGACTTTTTGGGCAAAGAAGCTATGGAAGCTATCATTTCAGAAGCCAAATTAATTTAAGGAGAACAATGATGGGTGATATTACGGTGGACGCTGTTTTTTTCAAGCTCAATTCAAAAACACGGCTATGGGAAAAAGGTATTGCCGGGACCAAAATGTTCGGGTGGAACAACCGTGATGAAAAATGGTTCGTCACTACCTATAGTAAAATAGGTCCTAACTCTGAACGGCGGGAAATACGGTTTGACGTTTTTCAAGACGCTGTTAATGCTTTTATGGAGGTCGTGGTATGAGTTTGGAGTACGGCCAGATTTTCAAGGACAAAGAGCCTAGATGGTTGAGATGCCCAGCGTGTGGCGGTAGTGGCAAGAAGCCGGCATCTGACCCGATGTTGTGGACACTGCTTCTTTCTCATATTGATATCTCAAAACAGGACAGGGCTTTGATAGCCCAGGGCATCTGCCTCGCCTGTAAAGGGAAAGGGCAGATATTGATTGGCAACAATTCCGGATGGATTAAACGGGTTTTACGAAAGATATTTTGATGCGGTTCTTTACTGAACAACAGATTAACGAGGCTGCATGTTGGGCTGCGGGCATTGTGCATTCGCATTTCCCCAAAATGGATTACAAAGACCTTATTCAGCAGGCATGGATGGAAGCTATAATCTGCGACGAGAAGTTTGTCGATAACCATTCTGCTGCACCTTCAACGTGGCTGCATCGGACGTTGTGGGGCAAACTGATGAACTATGCTGTAAAATGCCGAAAACAAAACCATCAAGATTTTTCTTATGCTGAAAATATGCCCAGCAGCAAATTAGAGAAAATGAACGACGAAACTCCAGATGTTATGCAGTTAGCAAATCAGATACTTTCACCTGTGGCAATAGATGCTTTATCAGCTATTGCTATAGAGAAAATTAAATGGTCTGAATGGCGAAAGCTGCGGCATATTGATGCTAGAAGTGCTTATCAAGTTAAGAAAGAAATAAAAAGGGCTATGGAGTGGGTTATTGAGGAGATCAATTCCAAACCGAAAGCTAATTCGAGAGCGTCAATGCATCGCCCTCCTTGTTTTGGCAAGCTGTGGTCGTCTATTGCTAATGAGTGTAAAGTGTGCCCCGTACGGATTGGGTGCCTTGCGGCGGACAACAAAACCTTTGAACTTACCAAATTTCAGGTTGACGTTTTGCAAGGTATAGGTTCGCTTTCCATAACTGTGAAGGAGTTGTCAAAAAAACTAAAAACTAAAAACCGAAGAGTTTATTACACGTTATGCCGTTTAAGAGAATTGGGTTTTGTGGTGAGCGATGGGCATGCAAGAGGGGTTTATAAATTAAATGAAAACACCAAAAGAAGTGAAAGTAACATTGTCAGCTGATGTGGCTAAAGCCCTGGCAGAAGGTCGTCCTGTGATTTTGCGGCTTTGTGCTCTGGCGGAATTTTCAGTAGATCCTGCTGTAAAGGCCGGTAAACTGAAGGTTGCGGCGGCGGAATCGACGTATAAGACGGTGAAACAAAAGGTGAAGGCCGCCCCTCGTCAAATCAATTTTGGGCATCTCCGTATCATTGACGCATGGAATGGTCATCCGTATATGGAGAAATTAGAGAATATGGATCAAAACAGAAAGAGAAACAAACTAGCTCCTACGACAGGTTGCCCCAATGATTTGCTCATCCTTATTGACACGGCTATCGGAATATCCACGCCTCAGAAAGTGATTGACAGCATAGATTGTTATTTTGCGAAATGCTCGATAGGGGCGAATATCGGTAAAAAAAACAACATCCCTACGGATTTTAGCTTTGCGAGTTTGAACACGTTTTTATCGGCGTTTATCGCCCGCAGAAAGTCATACATGTTCGGATGGTGGGAAAAGGATGAAAATACCCGTGTTCAGGCACCTCCCGTTGAAGATAAGCACCCCGAACAGACGAAAGCGGTGGCTGACGCTTTTGCTGAAGAATTTCTTGACCGCCCAGCCTACGATTTGAAAAATCCGTCCAAGGAGTATTGGACATTCCTGTCTGTTGCTGGGCGAATCCGTTCATCCCTCAAAGGTGCACATCAAATGTGGTCGTTTGAGAAACTTCTTAAGTTGGTTCTTAAGTGTGTTGCAGAGGAGCACAGAGATGGTTCTCTCGTTTATCCTGGCACGTTAATCAACGATAGGCTATGGAAAATATCTTTGCCTCAGTATTTGAGCAGCACCAATGTGAGATTGTCTTTACCGTCGTTGGGAGCAATCGAAAAAAAGATACCAGAAGAGGAGACGCCCATTGGTGGATAATGTATTTTCAACCCATGTTCAAGACTGTGCCATTCGTTTAATGATAACGGACACCGAATTCCTCAAGCTAATTTATGGCAATCTGTTTCCTGAGATGATGACCTCTGAGGTTGCGGAGACCGCTGTCCGTGTATGCTGTGACTATTTCGCTAATTTTAAGTGTTCTCCAAATCAGCATTTTCAGGAAGAGTTTGACCGCCTGACATCTTCTTTGCCGGAAGAAAAACGTGAGCGTTATCGAGAGTATGGAGCACGGGTGATGGAGATGCCCAAGCCCGACAGCAGATATATCTCGAAACGTATCAACGAATATATTAAGGCTAGAGAGTTCAGTTCGGCTCTTGAGGAAGCGGCCAGTTTTGTGGAAAAAGGTGAGTTTGACAGGGCTTCCCATAGAATGCATTTGGCGATGAAAGCAGGGATCGATAGAGAGAACGTCGGACTCGATTATACGAGGGACGAGAGCACACTCAGGAGCCGCAGGTCGCCGGACGAAACGTTGATGCCTTTCGGCATTGAGTGGTTCGACTCCAAGCTGTCTGGAATGCACAGAGGTCAGTTGGTGACGCTTATCGGGTCGTACAAGGGGTCCAAGTCGTGGATGCTCTGCCATTTTGCAAGAATAGGGTTGACGCATGGCAAGAACGTGGTATACCTCTCGCACGAAAACAGTGAAGAGGAATTCGCACGGCGGTTCGACATGATGTTCAACGCCTTCGTCTCAACCCCTGAACCAAAGGAAATATTTTATTCCTATCCTGACGGTGATGAGCGTTCGTATGAGATCAAACGTGAAGCTGTGCCTGAGTTGCGTGACACCATCTACAATGATGAAAAGGTGCTCCGCAAGCGAAGGTATGTGGAACGTATGGGAGGCAGAAGCCGGCTTTTTGTGAAGAAATATCCTATGGCTACCTGTTCTGTGTTTGAGGCAGAAAGGTATATGGATTATCTTGAAAGATACCACAACGTCACAACAGACATTCTGATAACTGACTATGCTGACATTATGAAACCTACAGACAACCGAATGGACACCCGAGACCGTTTGAACGATACCTATATTCACCTGAAGAGGATAGCTGATGAGCGTAATATTCTTGTAATAACAGCATCTCAATGCAAGCGTGAGGCGATTAATGCAAAAACATTGAGCATTAAAGACTTTGCTGAAGACATCCGAAAAGCCGCAAATGTCGATATTGCACTCGGCATAACGTCCACCCCGCAGCTTAAAGAAGCTGAAGCTGCGACCGTGCAAGTGCTTGCCCACCGCTCGGAAGAGCAGGGTTTGGCGGCTATTGTGGGTCAGAAACTGGATACGGGTGGCGTGGTTTTGTGGTCGATGCCAGCTGCCGGCAACAGGACGCCCGGCGCTTCCTCTAATGTGGATGATGACTAATGGATTCTGAGGATTATAAAGGGCTTACCGACGCCGAGATGAACCAGGTGTTCGACTGGTCGGGGCTTAAAAGCAACCCCCTGCACCACCAAAAGGTGGTGGCTACGTGGGCTATGGCTGAAGGTTTGGATCGCCTGATGCTTTGGATGGGTGTTGGGGTGGGTAAAACCTACACCTCACTCATTCTATCAGAATTATGGGTATGTAATAGGATACTTGTCCTCTGCCCGCCATCGGTTGTACCGGCGTGGATAGAGCAGGTAAAAATGCATACCGACAGATCCATTTACGTGATAGATGGACCAGCTTATCTACGATGGGAGGAATTTTACACCTCCGATGAGAATGTTATAATCTTGCCCTACGACGGCCTCAAGTATGTATTTGGGGACATCAAAGATGTTAAACGCTGGTCAAAAGGTGAGCTGAGGGACGCCCAGGGCTTTGTCCTGGATGATAAACGCCTGCTTGCCGTCAAAGAGTTGGGATTCGACTGTGTGATAATGGACGAAATCCACCACATCAGGAATCCGCAGTCGGTGCAATCGAGGGCGGCAATTAAAGCATCTGGGGAGATAAAACATGCAATAGGGATGACCGGCACACCGATAGCCAATGACGCCGCCGACCTGTGGGCGGCATATTTTGCTGTTGATAGGGGCAAGAGTCTGGGTCCATCGAGGAACGCCTTCATTCACAAATATGGGTATATGGATCCCTGGAAACGCCCACATGTGAGAAAATCCAGTTTGCCGGCGATCAGAAAGCAGGTATCTCCTGTTACGATGCAATACGCAAGGCATGAATGTATCGACCTGCCGCCTGAGACAAGGGAAGTGGTTTCGGTCGAGATGTCGGACAAGCAAACTAAACTCACAAACCAGCTCAGGACAACATTTGCCGCAAACGTGGACAATAAAAAGATAACTGTCGCTAATGCCCTTGTAGCCACAATCAAGCTGGCTCAGGTGGCTAACGGATTTATCCAGGACGAGGACGGGAACGTCGAAGTGTTTAACGAGAATCCTAAGATTGAGATTCTTAAAGAAGTGGTGTCGGAGTTGGAGGAGAAGTGCATCATCTTCCACGCCTTTGAAACAGACGGGCAGCTTATCGAAAAGGCGATGAAAAAGATGGGGATACATAGCAGGTCATTACGTGGAGAGATAACCCATAAACAGAGGGAGAAAGCTCTAAACGATTTCAAAAATGACCCCTCTGTCCGTGTGCTCATCGCCCATCCCCAATGCGGTGGCGAGGGGCTTAATCTTCAGTTTGCAAGCGTGGCAATTTTCTATAGCTGTTGGTATGAAGGAATGCATGTCAGGGAGCAGGCCGAAGGCAGGATAAGCCGCACAGGGCAAACGAAGCCTGTCCTTTTCATCGATATTGTGGCTGAAAGATCTGTTGATGAGGCTATATCTCATAACAGGCAAAGGAAACAGAATACTGCAAAAGCTGTGGTGGATTGGATTAAGAAAAAATGAATAAAGAAAACCTTAAAAAAATCAAACCGCCTGACGAGGTTTAACGCCCCGTCCGGTATAATGCTACTAAAGGAGATTAAATATGGATAATTCGTTTCTATCGACAATGTTGGATCAGGCAGTAGAAATGAAAGAGTCGCGAGGGAAAGGCCGAACAACCTTCAAAATCTCGAGTAAAAAGAATACGCCTATACCGGAGGGAGTCTTTCCGGCATGTGAAATTGTGGTGTTTTATACGCCAGAGGGTAAGCCGAAATCTTGCAGAGCCAAATTTGTCGTGTCTGAGAATTTCAAGCTTTCTCAAACCCACACTTTCCCGTTTTTTTTTGAGGATGACCAAGATGACCAAGATGACCAAGATATTTCACAAAAACTTGAGAGAATTATCAAGAATCAGATTTACCCTATCTTTGCTCTACAGATACTCTCTGCGAATAGCATGATCTCTCTGATGAGCAGAGGGTATTCGTTGCTCGTGGCATCGACACTAGTGGAGAACGTTAGGAAAATGACGGAGCAGATGAATTCACCGTCTCAAATTCTCGATATCCAGGTTATGACGCAGCAAATGTTGATAAAGCATTCTCACCCCGAAATTGAGAAAGATTTCAATGATTTTATGTGTGGAAAGTAAGATGGCTAGTAAGCTTTGCGGGTGGAAGAATTGTTCACAATCCGTACGTGGACAGAACATATTCTGTTCCAAAGAATGCGAAGACGCGGCGCGTATGGACAACCTTAAAAATCCGGTTAAGAAGTCTGAGAAACTGCGGGTATGTTTAAGCTGCGATAAATCTTTTATGTCTACCGGTATAGGGAATCGCCTGTGCCCGTCTTGCTCGTCAAAGAACGAAAATGTTCTTGTATATAGAGTTGCTCCTCTCCGTGAGGATGAAAATTAATCAGATACAGAAGGTGTTTATGCTTTCGCTTTTGACCTTCACCGAGCTGTGTAAGCCAAATCTCAAAAGACCGGCGGATGGCTACCCCCATGCCGTCAAGCCCCATCCATTCTCCCACGCTAATGCCGTGATCTCCAGGATTCATTTCCATTGGAGCCTCAGCAACGGTCAGTGGTTCTGGATGAATGGGCACCCGTTGAACCCTGTGGAAAGGCATGGCATAGGGTTTTTAGGTAGTGACCTCAGATGTTACCGTCTTAATCCCTCCCCCTCCGCATCTCTTCTTGGAAGATCTACTACTCCATCTTCCCCGAAATCTTTTGGAAAGGCGGGTTTTGCTACCCCCCCT